AAATATATTTTGGATTAAATATATTTTGGATTAAATATATTTTGGATTAAATATATTTTGGATTAAATATATTTTGGATTAAATATATTTTGGATTAAATATATTTTGGATTAAATATATTTTTTGGATTAAATATATTTTGGATTAAATATATTTTGGATTTTTTGGATTAAATATATTTTGGATTTTTTGGATTAAATATATTTTGGATTAAATATTTTTTGGATTAAATATATATTTTGGATTAAATATTTTTTGGAATTAAAAATATTAATATATTTTTTGGAATTAAAAATATTAATATATTTTTTGGAATTAAAAATAATAATATATTTAATAATTATAATAAAAATATGGAAACACAAGATAAAAAATCATTAAAAGAAAAATTCTATGCAATAATGTTTTTACATTCATTAGGAGATACTATTGGGTTTAAAAATGGAGAATGGGAATTTAATTATCTAACAAATGATGTCACATATAAAACAACACTTGAAATTGTATTTCAATTTATATCACTTGGTGGTTATAGTTCAATTAATCTTGAAGGATGGAATGTTTCAGATGATACATTATTTCATTATGCAACAGCTAATGCATTATTAGAATTAAATCAAGATGATATTGATATTGATATTAATCATAATCAAATTAATGAAAATTTTATAAAAATATACAAAAAAAATTTATCATCAATGTTAAAAAAAATAGAAGATGATCAAAAGGAATTAGAAGATAAGGAACTAACAATTGAAAATTTATCCAAATATAAATTTAGAGGTATAGGGAAAAAAACAATGGAAAGCATAAGAAATTTTGAATCAAATATTACACCATCATTTATTTTGAGTGGAGGTAATGGTTGTGCAATGCGTTCATTATGTATTGGTATGATTTTTCACAAACCAGAAGATCTAGATAAATTAATATTGACATCCATAGAATTGGGTAGATTAACACATCCATCACCCATAGGATATTTAGGTGGTTTCACATCAGCATATTTTGTTCATCTAGCATTAAATGATATACCTATTGAGAAATGGCCATCATTATTAATTGAGATCGTAGATTCAAAAAAAATATCAAAATTTATTAATAATGAAAATTATGATGAAATATTAGCATATAGGAGATTTATATCATTATGGAAAAAATATATTGAATTAAGATTTAAAAATGAAAAAATAATAAAAACTGCATCCCATCGTAATTTAATATTTCGTACAAAATTTTTTTATGATTTTAAAATAAATTATGATGTATTAAATGAAACTGATCCAAATGAAAAAAATTATATGTCTATTGTAAGTAGTATTGGTGATTCTGGAGTTACCGCAATGTTAATGGCATACGATGCACTTATAGACGCAGAAAATTCATGGGAAAAATTAATATATTATGCAATGTTACATGTAGGTGACTCTGATACTGTTGGTGCTATAGCTGGTGGATTATTTGGTGCAATTTATGGAATAAACAAGACACCATTAAGAATGATAGAAAATATAGAATATTATGATCAATTAAGAAATATTACTAAACAATTATATAAAAAATTTGGAAAATAAATTAACTATTAGTTTTCATAAAGTTTATTAAATCATCAGCTGATCTATTACCATCATATCTTAACATTTTACCTGATTTTGTATGTAAAATAATTGTAGGAAAACCTTTAACGAATGATGGATCACATTTTTCTTTGTTTGCTTCACAATCAATCACATTAACAACGCATATTGATTTGAGATTGTTAGCATCATATTTAGATTTAAAATCATCTGAATCTAACATTGCTAATAATTTCTTTGACCATCCACACCAATGCGCAATATGTACATTTAATGACGCTACACCATTTGGTATCTCGTGCGTTACTTTTGTGGATTGATTTAATTGTACAATTTGTGATGGTTGTTGATTGCAATTACCAAATTTTTCTGGTTTAACTTGTGATTTAATTTGTGATTTACCAGAAAAATTAATTGTGTATAGAATTAAAATTAATATAGCAATTAATAAAATTATAACATAATTTTGTTCAACCATTAATAATATTAAATATAGAAAAATATTTTTCTTTAATTATTATTATATTATGGATTTAGTAAGACTTTTTTTCAGCCCAGTTGGTAATGACGTTCGTGGTGAACAATTTATGCATCTAGCATACAATGGTATGGAGTACAGCAAAGCAATTAATGCCGAAAATCCAGAAACACTTGTTAATGAACCATTATTACAATTAATGTTAGAACAAAATTATCAAGGTGGTGGTGATGCTGAGACTGTTTCTGTTAATTTTACCAATTTTATTTTAGATGTTGCACGTCATCATCGTAATTTAGATGATGGAGAATCTATTGGCGCCAATGCAACTAGTGCCAAACGCAAAGTTTTTGATAGTGTATATAAGGCTGATAATGTACCATTACAAGTTATGAAATTTTTTACAACTTTTTTACATGTTGTAGATACTACATCAAACCAACCAGTAGATTTTAAAACAGCCGATCCAACTAGAGTACGTTTTAATTTTGCTAAGAAATCAGTAGGTTCTGGTGATGCTGACACCGAATTATTTGCTGAAACTTTACCTTTATTATGCAGCTGTGTTAAAAAGATGATAGTTTCTAAAAATAGTGGTACCACTCTTAATACTATAACAAATGTATCTGTAGATACAAATGCCAGATCATTAAGAGATTTATATATTGATGCCAAAAAAAGTATAATAGATGGTACTGTAAAGAGTTATTTATATAACGCAACTACACAGAATTGGTACGATCTCAATAAAACAGCTGATACATATTTTAAATTAGATGTACCAACATTCATTAAAAATTCTATTTTAGCTAGAGATAAACCAGTTAAATCAAGCCCATCTGCAACACCAGCTGAAACAAATTTTGATGATTTATATGAATCAGTTGTTACTGGTGTTAGATACATTCGCAAAAATGGTACACTTGTTAAACTTAATGAAGATGGTTCTACAGGTAAAGAATATAAAGACAGTGAATTAAACATAGCTTTAACACAAGGTGCACCAAATTGCGCAACAACTGGTATTGATGTTTCTAACTGCACTATTGTTTCTGAATGTTTATTATCTGGTAAACCAGAAACATTATCAGTATGTTTAGCTAAATTAAAAGAAAAAGATATGTTTGAAGTTGCACGTAAAGAAGTAAACAACATGCATCCTCAAGTAGCAGTACAATTATTAAGAACTTTTGGTTTCAAACCACGTAAAGAAGCTGGTTCTAATACTTTACTTCCTCCTACATTTGATGAATGGAAAAGAAAATTATCTAGAACTGTTGATGCCACAACTGCATCAACTATCCTTGCAAATTCACAATTAATGAAATATTTACAAGCAATTGTAAGCATTGTTCGTTCTAATCCTGCTATCATTAACACTAATATACAAAGTGGTTTAACATCTGATTTCGCTAGAAAATCAGGTTTAACTGTTTTCCGTAACCCATTCCCAGAAAGATCTACATCTGCCGATGTTGTTGATGGTTTAGTATTTACCCAAAATCAAATGATTCCTCAAGTGCCATTAGCCTTAAGAATTGCAAATATTTCATCAAGAATGCCAGTTCCACTTAATTTAGTTGGTGGTGGTGAAGATGCATGTGTAAATTCTGCTCAAATTGGTAAAGCATTCAAATTAATATTTGCAGAGATGGAAAAAAATGGTAAAGTTTTAGTTGAATCTGATAAAGCACGTATTCACGCTTCCGTTGAAAAACTTGGTAAATTAGAATCTCAACTTATCAAATTAATGGAAGATGCTAAATTATTTGCCAAACTTAATTCAGCTTTAAATCCAGGTCAATCAACTTCAGATACTGTTACATTAAAAGATATTTCCAATGTAAGAGATAATCTTTCAAGCGATACTCTTACAAATCTCAATGATTGTATAAATAAAAATATTTCAGACCAATCTCAATTATCATCTGATTTAGTTAACAAAGTCCAAATGCCATTATTAGAATTATTACTTGGCCGTACAAACCCACTTTTAAATCAACTTTAAATTAAATGTTTGTTATTTATTGGATTATAAATTTATTGGATTATAAATTTAATGTTTTATTATTTGTTGGATTATAAATTTAATGTTTTATTATTTGTTGGATTATAAATTTATTGGATTATAAATTTAATGGATTATAAATTTATTGGATTATAAATTAATTGGATTTAATTAATAATTTAATAAATAAACTTTTTTTCTTTTTAATTATATATATGAGTATGTTAAATCTTTTCTTTAGTTCAACAGCCGGAGATACACGCGGAACAAAGTTTGCACACCTTGCATACAATGGTATGGACTTTACAAGACCTATTAATGTAGGAAATCCTAATTCACTCATCACAGAACCTGTTTACCAATTAATGTCTTGCCAAAATATGACAAGCCCAATTGAAGATTCAACTGAAGATTCTATTTCCCACAATTTTATACAATTCATTATTGATACTGCTAAATATCATAGAGAATTAGATGATAATAACCCAATTGATGAAACAGATACAAAAAAAAACATATTTAATAATATTTATTTAAATCCAAATGCTGATTTATTTACACGCAAATTATTTACCACATTTATTCATGTAGTAGAAATAAACACAAATAGAGTTGTAACTGATTTTGCACGTTATCAAAACAGATTAGGCGATATCCGTTTTAATTTAGCTAAAGTTGATGTATCTGCCGAATCAAAACAACGTATATTATTTGCTGAAACATTACCATTACTTCCTGAAATTGTTGACTGCTATTATTTACCAACAGATAATTCATCTACTTTTGATACAATAAAAAATACGTTAAAAGCTAAATTACAGTCTATTTATGACACAATTAAAAAAAATCCTGTTAAATCAGGTCTTTTTGCTACAGCATTAGCTGCTGGTGCATTTGCTGGTTTATCATATTTAGGGATTTTGGGCACAGCAGTACCACAAACAACATCACTCGCATTATATTACGCACCAACAACAGAATTAGCACTCTTTGAATCTGTATCGAAACTTAGCTATTGTATTAATCATGCGAGAATGCCAACATTTATCGGTAATTTAGTAAGAATAGCAGTCCCAAGAGGTCTTGTTGGTGGTGGTGCAAATAAGGATGATGATAATAAACTTACTAGAATATTTGCTGATATTTATAATGTAGCAGTTGGATTAGATATAGCAGGAATACCTTTAGAAACAAATGATAAAAAATTTATTTTAAAACTTCAAAAATCAACTGCCACCGATTTTGGTATAGATAATGATAAATTTTATTTAAATGTTATTAAAGCAAGAGATAGACAAGTTCCCAGATCATCATCAAAACCAACACAAGTTGGTTTTGATGATTTATATGAATCAGTTGTTACTGGTGTTAGATACATACGTAATAAAGATGGAGAATTAGTTGAACTTAAAGATGATGGTACACATGGTAAGAAATTTGATAAAACAGAAATTGAAGCAGCTGTCAAACAAGGTGCACCAAATTGTGCAACAACTGGTATCAATGTGTCTGACTGTACTGATGTATATAAATGTTTATTATCTGGAAGACCAGAAACTTTATCTGAATGTTTAGATAAATTAGCAAATGCTAATATGTTTGAAGTTGCACGTAAAGAAGTAAATAAAATGAATCCACAAGTAGCAGTACAATTATTAAGAACTTTTGGTTTCAAACCACGCAAAGAAGCTGGTTCTAATACTTTACTTCCTCCTACATTTGATGAATGGAAAAGAAAATTATCTGGAACTGTTGGTGCCACAACTGCTTCAACTATCCTTAATAATTCACAATTAATGAAATATTTACAAGCAGTTGTAAGCATTGTTCGTTCCAATCCTGCTATCATTAATACCAATGTACAAAGTGGTTTAACATCTGATTTCTCCAGAAAATCAGGTTTAACTATTTTCCGTAACCCATTCCCAGAAAAATCTGTATCATCAGGTGTTATTGACGGTGTAGTATTTAATCAAAATCAAATGATTCCTCAAGTGCCATTAGCCTTAAGAATTGCAAATATTTCATCAAGAATGCAAGTTCCACTTAATTTAGTTGGTGGTGGTGAAGATGCATGTGTAAATTCTGCTCAAATTCGTAAGACATTTAAATTAATATTTGCAGAGATGGAAAAGAACGGTAAAGTTTTAGTTGAATCTGATAAAGCACGTATCGATGCTTCCATTGAAAAACTTGGTAAATTAGAATCCCAACTCATCAAATTAATGGAAGATGCTAAATTATTTGCTAGACTTAGTGAAGCATTCAAATCAGATGAATCCGTAACATTAAAAGATATTTCCAATGTAAGAGATAACACTCCCGAAAATACTTTATCAAATCTCAATGATTGTATAAACAAGAATGTTGCAGATCAATCACAATTATCATCTGATTTAGTTAACAAAGTTCAAATGCCATTATTAGAACTATTACTTGGCCGTACAAATCCACTTTTAAATCAACTTTAAATTTTTTTATTATAAAATTCTAAATTAAATCATTTTTTTATCTTTATATAAATTATATATATGTATCAAGATTTAGCACCTTTTGTAAACAATGATCAATTAGCATTAGATTTTTTACGTTACAATTATATTGGTCAAGATTTTAGTAGACCAATAAATAAGCCCGAAACAGCCGACACTATAAAAGGCGAAGCTGTATACCAATTAATGTTAAAAAATAATTATATTGGTAAAGAAAATTCCGAACCTGATTGTTTAGCATATGTTTTATGTGAATATACTATTGGTAATATTGGTTATTGGCACAATAAAATTAACAATAAACAAGTAAGTGATAAAGATACAGCTGGTAAAATTTATGATGAAGTATATAGAAGATGGAAAGATCTATCTCAATTAGCAAGAAAATTCTATTCAACTCATTTGTATTTAACAAAAAAAGAAAATGGTATAGAAAGCGTTATTAGAGATTTTGATAATATTGAATCAATAGAGAATTTAGTTGGTAGACAAAATATATTTTTACATTTAAGAAAAGCAGCCAATGGTCAAATATTATTTAGAGAATCATTACCTTATTTACCTATTGGTGCATATTTTAAAGATGATAATGGAAATATAACAAATATAACTCCAAATAATCAGGATTATTTAAAAAAAATATATGATAAATACAGATATAGGGAACGTAATAATCCTTTAAGATTAAATTATTCCCGTTTTATTTCAAATGTAATAGCACATGCTGGTGAAAATGTCGATTTATATAAAGTACAAATATCTTCAGAAATAGATAATTTAGATGATTTATATCCATCAGATCCACAAGCAAATGGTGTTAAATTTAGCAGAGATGAAACCGGTTGTTTAGTTAGAAATGGAACAAAATTAGACGATGCTAAATTATTAGAAGATTTAAAGGATGAGACTAATTGTTGGGGAACTGGTATTAAAAATAATGGAACAAATTGTGCTGATGTAAATAAATGTTTATTAGATGTTAAAACACATAATATTAGCAATTGCAAAGACGAATTACAAGATGAAGAATTATTTAATGTACCATCAGATGTTGTAAGAAATATCAATCCAAGAATAATGACTTTAATTGTTGAAAATTTAGGCGTGAGAATTAAACGTGATTCAAATGGATTTAGAACATGTGAAGATTTTTCATCATGGTTAAATAGAACACCAATTAGAGATATTGTAAGAAAAAATAAAAATCTCAAAAGATACATTCAAACTATTATTGAAACATTAAATTCAAATCCAGTTATTTTAAATAAACCATCTACAAAACGTGCAAATACTTATGGGTTATCAACATTTACTACACCAGATGCTCTTAAATCAAACGGGAATACAAGAAATTTAGGTGATTTATTATTATACACTAAACAATTTGGTATGACAAATTCAGGTGTACCTCAATATCCTTCCAATATGCGTTTCATTTTATCTGGTGGTGCTGAACCCGACAGTGATAATGCATCACAACTCAGAAAATTATTTAAAGTATTATTTGATGAATTAGATAAAGCAGGAGTTCCTCTTGTAGATAGAGATCAAAATAGAGTATTTGCTTCAATTGATCAAATGAGTAAATTAGAATTACAATTACCAAGATTATTAGAAGATTTACGCGTATATACCGATTTAATCACAATGTTAAATGATAAAGATAAAGATAAAACTGAATTTGAAGATTTTTCAGATATTAGAAATAATAAAGAAAAATTATCAGAATTAGTAAATAAAGTAAATAAACAAATACAAAAAAATATTACAAAACAAAATTTAATATATAATATTTTATATAATAAAGTCCAATTACCATTATTATCAAGATTAGTTATGTTCTAAATAACTAATTGAGAATAACACTTATTATCAAGATTTATTATTGATAATAACACTTATTATCAAGATTTATTGTTGATAATAACACTTATTATCAAGATTTATTATTGATAATAACACTTATTATCAAGATTTATTATTGATAATAACACTTATTATCAAGATTTATTGTTGAGAATAACACTTATTATCAAGATTTATTATTGATAATAACACTTATTATCAAGATTAGTTATGTTCTAAATAACTAATTGAGAATAACACTTATTATCAAGATTTAATTAATTTGTTTAATTTATTAATTAAATATATATCATTATAAATAATATATATTAATGACTGGTGGCACAATGCATTTAGCTGCTAGGGGTGTAGAAGATATTTTTTTATCTGAAGATCCCCAAATAACATATTTTAAATTGGTGTATAGAAGACATACAAATTTTTCAATAGAAGAAATTAGGCAAAACTTTATACAAAAAACTATAGATTTTAATACTAAAGTTACAGCATTAATAACAAAAAGCGGTGATTTAATAAATCAATCTTCGTTAGTAATAACTTTACCACAAATAGATCAAGTGGCTGATAATATAACAAAAGTTGCTTGGATAAAAAATATTGGTTATCGTATTATAAAATCAATAGATATAGAAATTAATGGTAGATTAATAAATCGTCATTATGGTGAATGGATGTATTTATGGAATGAATTATTTAATCCTCAATATGATCGAGCTGCAAAAATAATAGGAAATATTGACGAATTAACTACATTTACTAATGGCAAATCTTCTTATAAATTATATGTACCATTGCAAATGTGGTTCTGTAAAAACGCAGGTAATGCTTTACCATTAATAGCGTTATTATATTCGGATGTAAAGATCAATGTTGAATTTAATTCATTAGATTATTGTCTAAAAGTATCACCTTCGCATGTAATATATTGTGATGCTGATATTGTAAATTTTAATGAAAATGAAATTATTGTTCAAAATATAGATGGTATAATAGCAGCTGGTTATTTTTCTTCATATGATATATTGAATCGGCAATTATATTATTATAAAATAACAACAAATAATTTTTCAAGTATTCCTTATGGAACAATCAATACATCAAAATATCAAATAATTGGATCAACAACTAATTTTTCAGTAAATCCATATACACAACAAGCAACTTCAAAAATAATTACACCTCAATCCTATCCACAAAATCCAGTAACAACTAATCTACATTTGGGTGATACATATTTACTTGTAAATTTTATTTATCTCGATGATGATGAACGATTAAGATTTTCTCAATCTAAGAATGATTATTTAATTGATCAACTATTTTTTACCGAATATAATGAAGTAAATGGACCTATGGAAATGATAGAATTAAATGTTGACAATCCAGCTAAATTTACATTGTTTGTTTTACAATTGGCTTATCAATATAATGCAAAAAATTATGATAATTATACAGATTCATTTGATCCAAATTTATATAGTGCATCAAATTTAATAACGAATGCAACGATATTATTAAATGATAAAGAAAGAATAACATTTAGAGATTCAAAATATTTTGAAAATGTTCAACAATATCAATATGCTAGAAATACAGGTCCCGTAGGAGTGAATATGTATTCATATGCAATTGATATAAATTCTACACAACCATCTGGATCATGTAATATGTCAAAAATAGAAACAATTAGAGCAAAAATACTTGTAAATCCAATTTTATCAACAAATAATCTTGGTTATTTTCGTGCATATAATGAATGTCATAATATATTAAGAATATCAAATGGATTTGGAGCGCTATTATTTGAAAGATAAACTATTTGAAAGATAAACTATTTGAAAGATAAACTATTTAGTATTGATAAAAGCTGGTGCAGCAAATCCAGACATTATTCTTAAAATTTGATAAGAGAATGAAAAATATTCTATTTCAATTTCCAAATCATTATCCTTCATTACTTGAATAAATGTGGGATTCAATTCATGTTCAATTTCAATATCATCAATTTTTGTAAAATTAGCTGTACCACTGGGTTGTAACAATTTTGGTAATAGACTAAATGAATATAAAAATTCACCAGCATTTAATGAACCAAGATTACACTCATATGGAATTACAGCATTGAAATAACCATAATCACCTGATTGACGTTTATTACCATTAAAATAAAAGGATATTGTTTTTATAATCCGAAGTTGGTCAACTACTAATCTATACACAGTATATGGTGGATAGTTTGCAGTTTGATATGTATATGTAGGTTTAGTTATATTATAATAATCATTTATATTCCAATTTTGTGGATCATTATTAATCGCTTTAACACGCCATAAAATAAATTTTGTTGGATCCGAAAAGTATAATTTTTCTCTTATTTTTCCATTTATTAAATTTGAATATTTATATGTAAATTTTCTTCCATTGTTATAATGATCCGCTAAGAATTCTAATTTAGAAGCGGCAATTCTCATTCGTTCTTCCATTTCTAAATAAACATAATCGACTATCAATTTACATAAAATTTTTGGTTGTTTTTCAATAAATGCACCATCAGAAATTACAAGTAATTCTTGCAGAGGTCTCGTTTTAAAATTTATTGTTATATCCGAATAGAGAATATTTAACATTGGTAAAGAATTAGTAATTTCTCTTGTAAAATAAAAATCCAAGGGTAGTATAAATTGTACATTTGATTTGTTAGCATTATTAAATGTTGTTAAGGTTGTAATATTACCAATTAATTTATTATATCCACTCATTTTAGAGGAAGCTGTGAATAATTTTGTTTTTAATGATAATAAATAAGAATTATAGAAATCAAATGTATCACCATTTATTAATAATTGTAATTTTTCAAATAAATAATGTCCGGGTTCACTAACCCATGAATATTCGGCAGGAAGATTAGCAATCATTGATGTTATAATTTTATCACATACACTATTTTCGTATGTAATTCTAGTTTGGGAATATTCTAAAATTGGATAATAATATAGATTATTCTGATTTTCATATTCAATTTCAGCATTTTCTGGTATTGGTAAATTATTATTATAAATAATATTTGTAACAATATTATAATATTTAGTTTTATTGCCTTGTAAATATGATTGGATATAATTTATAAGTTCAGATAATGATTGTGTTGTATAATTTAATAGATACGCGCCATCTGATTTTGATATTAAAAAATCCTGAACAAATCTAAATACATCAGATTTTAATTGAAAATTATTATATAAATCATCAACATGAGCAGATTTAAAAATTTCTTCAGTAAAATTAATTAAATCAAAATAATCTTGAATATCTAATCCTTCTGCATGATGATACACATAACAATCATATAAATTAGGTGTAACAGAACGGATAAATGGATTAGCTGATTCATTCATTGCTGCTATTAGATCTTGTACACTCCAATTTACAAGTGGATTTAAATAATTTTGTGCATAAATACAATCACCATAAAATGCATATGTACTTGTTATTAATCCTTTAACTGTTGAAATTATACTTAATATAACAGGGTCTGTAGATGTTATTGCTGTATTATAATAATCAACAACATCAGAAACTGTATTATAACTAATATCAAATTGATATAAATTATTTATTTGTAATAATTCTTTATAACTTGAATATCTAATTAGATAATATTGAATTATCGCTAAATAAAGATTAGTATAATTTAACATACCAACAATATCAACACCACTACCATCTATTAAATGTTCAAAATCTGTTTTATTATATGCATTTTGAAAATCATTAAAATCATATCCAATAGTTTGAACTGGAATAGTTACATTATTTCCTGTCTGGTTATATACATATGAATCGATTGTTCCTGTACCACCAATTAATGTTAAATTATAAGATACATCAATTCGTGGATATAAATTACCAGATTGATCAAAACTTGAAACAGTCCCACCTGTAAAATAATTTGGAGTAAATGTAGAAATTTTTGATATTAATTCTTCATAAAATATATTTAATAAATCATTCATAGATAAACCAATATCAGTTTCATAATAACTGGGATTTAATGCAATATTATTATAAAATCCATTAATAAAATATGTTGATTTTGAATGAAGATAATTATAAACCGATGATTGTGCATACATATATCTGGTTGTTCTATTATCAGTCAATACAAATGAATTTACATTTGATCTAAAACTTGTATCATATTTATAATATTGTAACTGATATATATTATAAGTAGATGTATTTAAATTATTTGTATCAAATACCGAATCAAAATCAAAACGCATAAAACTATCAAGTACAAAGTTAATTATTTCAAAAGCATATACTTTTGCTGCGGATGAATCGGGTAAGGATTGAATTAGTGAAAAATATTGCTGTCTGAATGTTTCAATTACACCACGAATATTTGGTATAAAATAAATTTTACCATCAACAGTTAATTGAAAACTTTTCTCTGGTCTAATTAAAAAATAAATTGCAAAATTATTTGTACTTGTTATATATTTATTGGCAAATGCATTAATTAAATCATATTCTTGTACATTTTTATTTGTTGTATCTGATAAAATAACATTGGTTACAATTTTAGTATATAAATTTTTTTTGAATGTTGTTGAATTATTGGATAAATCTAACGTTGTTAAAGATAAGGGGGCTAATCCTGGATTAATTGCTTTTAAATTAGTATTGATTGCGTTTGGTATTTCATTTATTAAAAATAATGGTAAATAATTCATTATAACTACACTTTTTTGTGCATTTTGATTCAAAATAGATGTTAACACTGTATATAAATTTGGTCCAGCTGGATAAGGTATTGCTATTTGTTGGAGTAATGACTTTTGATTGTCGATTGTATATGGTGACCATAATGAATATACATTTAAATAATCTGAAATTAATGTATTTTGATATCCCGAATTAATTATAGTTGTTGAAGTTGATAGATATGATACTAAATCTTTTCTAAAAAAAATATCATTACCTACATATAAAATATTATCTAAAAAATTATCATTTATATTTAATGTATTAGGTAGTAAAATATTTAGAATTTGGAAATCACTTTGTACATTATTATAATCAATCGGAGTAATATTAACATAATTTGTAAATGTTTTATATAAACTCAATCTAAAATGTCTAAAATTATCAAAATATGCTTGTCTTAAAACTATCATTAATTGATAAAATATTTTAAAATTTACTTGTATATTTTGTTGTATTGAATTAATAATGAATGGTTTATTTTTTATTAATGTTGTATCATCAATTATTTCATTTGATGTTAGTGTTGATAAATATTTATAAAGTATAATATACGTATCATATGTATTATAATAATTATTTTGTAAATTAAGATTTTCATAATTTTGATTAGAATAATAAAAATTTAATATATATGTATAATAATCATCTATTTTTTTAGCAAGGAATGTTGTTGATGAAGATGGATTAATTTCATTTAATAAAACATATAAAGCAAATGTATCTCTCAAATTTTGGTTATTACTTACATCCAAAATATTATTAGATAAATCAACTATTGAATATAAATATTGATCATACATAACATCACGAATTAAAAATGGTGACACCAGATTTACTCCGGATATATCCACATCTAATTGATATGATTTTATTATATCAAATAATCTCGAGCTCAATATAGTATTTACACTAAGATTGGATTGTTTTGGTATTCGATTTCCAGATGAATCCAGTATGTAATTACCAGATGAATCTAATTCAAAAAATTTTAAAACTCTATTATTTGATCCATCTACATTATATGCTGAATCTACATGGTAAGTATAATCAGAATTTAAATAAAATATACCATAACCATAATCATATATAAATCTTATAAAATTATTAACGAATTGAATTGAATTTCCATTTGTATTTAAATAAGATGTTATTTCAAGTAGATTTGTTAATATGTCAGATGGATATATACCATTTATGTTACCTTGAATAATATTTGAATTTAAATATTCATATAATTCAACATATACCGATTGATTAAAAAAATTTGTTATTATATCTAATTGTGAATAAATAAGATTACGTGATATATCAAAACTTGTGTCATTATAAATTCTATTAATCAATCTTTGATTTACCGGTGGTAAATTTTTATATATTTTGTATGATTGTAAACCATAATTTACATCATTAATAAATCGTAAAAAAAAATTATTTTGTTGTACATAATTATAAACTTGATCATATATATTACCAGTTCCATTTTTACCATTATTATATAAAGTTGTTGAAATTATTTGTGTAGGCTGATATAAATTTTTCCAATAAATAAAATATTTTGCAAGCATTGAAACAACATTAGCATTTGTTGGATCTTGATATTTAACAATAAAATTACCAATTTCAAATACTAAGTTTAAATTTGATATACAATCACCTCTTTTTAATAATGTATAATTTGTCTCTAAATCTAATTTTTTTACTTCCTGTATAATTTCAGTTTGCGGTACTATTGTAAAATTTGTATGTCTACGATATACCATTTTAAATAAAGTTATCTGAGGATCACCAGTAAGATAAACTGTATCTAATCCTAGTGCTACTAATTGTAATATACTTCCACTTGGCATTTAAGAATATATATAAAGTATATTCTTAAATAAAAAATTAACTTTATTCTTAGGATACTGAAAATGCTAGACCAGCATAACCATTACTTATACGTAAAATATTGTAACATCTAGCATATATTTTAAAAATTAAATTTGTTGTATATTGAATATCTAAAATTGATCCTGGTGCAATTCGTGGATCAATATCTGACAAATTATAAATAAAGGCATCTGGATTTAATTGAAAAATAAATTCAAAATCTTTTAATCTTGATAAATTTAATGTTCCCGATGGTTGTAATTCCTCTGCATTTAAACAAAATCCTAAATTATATATACCAGTATTTGGTGTTCTTGTATGTATTTCATATGGTTGAATAACATTATAAAACCGATCTGTGCCTATATTAGGTAAAACTTTGTTTTCTCCATTTAATAATAATTGTGCATTTATTAAGGGTCCTTTAGTACCACTTACATCTATAGTATAATTTATAAAATCATTATTTAATTTACCAGTTGCATCATATCTATAAACTTCTTTTTGGAAAAAGAAAATTACTTCTTTACAAGGATGTCTAAAATCTAAATGAATCATATAATTTTGAGTATTAATAACATCAAAATAAGATTGTGTTGTTTCTATCAAATATTCATGGGCTGATTGAGCAAATTTTCTACGCTCTAAACCATCTAAATAAATATAGTCAACAAATAAAGATACATTTAAATTTAAAACTTTACTATCCCATATATCTTCTAATGTATAATTATAACCAGAAATATCTTCAATGGTTCCGCATTGATTTATTGATCTAAATTTAACTTTAATAATAAAATCATTATGTTGTGATGCAACTAATGGAAAAGCAGAACCTAAATTTCTAGAAAACCAAAATTGTAGTGGTAAATAAATTCTAAATGCGGGTTTTGTACTTCTATCATAGGTTGTTAATTCGGGAACCATTCCAATTAGTTTATTATAAGTTGGATATAACGTTTCATACAAAGATAGATTGGTCCAGCATTCTAAAAATTCACCTTCAGCTCTATCTATAAATTCACCACCAATATATACATCAATATATTCAATCATATTATGACCAAGATTTTTATTCCAAGAAAATTTTAAATTAGGATTTAATGAATCGGCTAATTCAATTTGATAATCATTATATTGTTGATAATAATAATCCTGTATTTCAACACTAGAATTAATACTTGTTTCAGCAATATTCATAATATTTGATATAACATTATTATCACTAGTGTCAACATAAAAATAATCTTGTAATTGTGAATAAATATCTGAAGTTTTTAAATAATATTTAATTAAAGTCGGTAGATCATTATTAAATAAAGAATTATAATTTGTTAAAGCTGTTTGTCCTTGTACATTAAATAAAACATTCAAATCATCACGTATATTAAATGTAGTCAAACCAATCGCATTTTTGTTACGTATTATGGATCTATAAGCAGCAGTATTATATTTCATAAACTCTGTCACATAGCCATAATATATTGGTGCGTTTGGATTTGTAAATACATATTCAGGTCTATTAAATTGAAATTCGGTAAAGGTAAAATTTGTTTGTGGTATATCTATTTTTAGATAAGTTTTACTTATCAAATCCCCATTCCTATCTACAATGAATGTCACTTCATTGTTAAAATTTATATTTGTATTTGCCTTAACTTCTACCGATTCTATTGCAAAGTTTGTATATCTTCTATAAGCTGTTTTAAAAAAAGTTATTTGAGGTGCACCAGTTAAATATAAATCATTACACCCATAACATATAATATTAAGTAAACCTCCAGGCATATATGGTATATATATTATGTTGTCATGAAAAAAATAAATAAAATACGTATCCATTGAAATGGATAAAAATAAAAAAATGTTAATTTCTATTTCAAGCTGAGCCTTAAATAAAATATATACATGTACACTTACACTTCTCTATCTAGCACTCCTGCTATCCTACTATCTAGCTATCCTGCTATCCTACTATCTAGCTCTCCTGCTCCCTTCTCTCTCGCTCTCCCGCTATCCTACTATCTAGCACTCCTGCTATCCTACTATCTAGCTATCCTGCTATCCTACTATCTAGCTATCCTGCTATCCTACTATCTAGCTCTCCTGCTCCCTTCTCTCTCGCTCTCCCGCTCCCTTCTCTCTCGCTCTCCCGCTCCCTTCTCTCTCGCTCTCCCGCTCCCTTCTCTCTCGCTCTCCTGCTCCCTTCTCTCTCACTCCCCCGCTTCCCGCTCTCCGCTTACTGCTGTCCCATCGCCAGCAGTCGAGAGCGACCAACAGGCGTGCCATTGCTCTTGCCCCTGGTAGTCTTCACCGACACACGAGGCTTGCGCGAGACCTCTTGGAACTCTCCCTCGTCCTCAGTCTTCTCCACATCGTCCTCAGCCGCCGCCCCAGCCTCAGCCGCCGCCCCAGCCTCAGCCGCCGCCCCAGCCTCAGACTGCCTGTCGTCCTCCTCACTGGCAGCACCCATGAGGTCAGTCACGAGCTCATCCTCCTTCCTTCGCTCCTCCACACGAGCAGCCGCCTTCTCCTTCTTTAGCTTCTCCGCCTTTTCCTCCTCCGCACGAGCTGTAGCATCCTCCTTGCGCTTAGCCCACGCGTTCACCTTGGGACCCGGACCCTGCTTCACGCTGGTGTCATTGAAGCCCTGCTGCTTCTTCACACCCTTCACCGTCTCCTCCTTCACAACCTTTCCCTTGTGCTCGGATGCCGGCGATCCACGCTGCTGAGCCAGAGTCTTCGGTCCCTGCATCTCCCGGAACTTCTGCCCGATCTCCTTCGATCGCGCAATGGCGTCCTTGAAGATGGCAGAGAACTCCTCCATGTTGTCACTCCACTTGTACACACACTCGTAGACCTCCTTGAGCTGCGTCACATACGCAAGAAACTGCTCAGAGGTATGCGTTGTGTAGCGCGCGCGAGTAAACTCCCGACCGTTGCGCACAATCGTCTCCTCTCCAGCGAACTTGCGGTACGTTGCACGCTCAGGAGTCAACTCCCGTGCCGAGTACTGCCCGGACGCACGAAAGCAGAGCTCACCGAGGACCATCCGCAGCGCCTTGATGTATGTGAACAGCTTCCCATCGTCCAGGGGTGTGTCCAGCTCATCAAAAGAGCAGTCGAAGTGAAAGTTGAAAGGCTTCTCCTTGGTACGATACTGCAGCTTCCGCAGACAATTGCCCACTGTAGTCTCTCCAAACTCCCGATTGGACGCAAACTCACACAGACAATGTGCCTTCTGGATGATCTTGAAGAACCCAAGTCCCTCCAGACCCTGCAGAATCGTACCATGGAAAGCCTTTTGACCCTCCATCTTTGCGTCAGACGACTGTGTACTGTTGTACATAATCATCATCTCGACGCACATAGCCTGAAGCAGTTGCTCCAAGGCCCCATCCCCTAGCAAACACTCACCGCTGTTGCCAGCAATGAAAGCGCGAGCCTGGGACTCGATAAACTTGATAGTCTGAGACATCATGTTCATTGTAAAAAGTGATCTTTTTATTGATACTTTTAGGGATTTTAGAGATTTTAATTTTTCAATTTTTTTAATAAAAATATTAAAATATAAAAAAGATAATACCTTCTAGTCGTTTAAAGGATAGACAGTTAAAGGATAGTCAATTATATTGCCTTATGGACCACATTATTAATATATGGATTACCGGATAGGTTTTGTTTGGTAAAGGTATCAATATTAGGGTTTTCCATTGTTTTAATAGGGGATCCAGAAAAGGACATAATAAAAGGTAATTTTTCATTAATAGCAATAGTCGATGGTATTAAATCCCTATCTATTTGTAACTTTTCACACATTCTTAACATTGTGAAGTCATATGTAGGGCCTTTATCATAATTTGATAAAGTAGGTGTACGACCAGTCATTTCTACCTGTTCTCTTCCTACATTAATATGAGCATTTATATAATCATCACGTCTTCTAGGTGGTAAATATGTTGAATCACCATTAGCGCCACCAGCAGATCTATCTAATTTTGAATACATTTCACGTCGAGTTGGATCTGGTGTAAATAATTCATAGTTAATAGCATAACCTTTATCACCTAATTGATTTTTAGCACCACCGGCAGATCTATCCAACGCCGAATGAATCTCACGTCTAGTTGGATCAGGTGTAGCTAGATCATAATTTATTGTATAATTTCTCCCACCCTCAACTTGATTAGCACCAGCATTAGCCCTATCCAACGCCGAATGAATCTCACGTCTAGTTGGATCAGGTGTAGCTAAATCATAATTTATTGTATAATTTCTCCCACCCTCAACTTGATTAGCACCAGCATTAGCCCTATCCAACGCCGAATGAATCTCACGTCTAGTTGGATCAGGTGTAGCTAAATCATAATTTATAGTATAAGTCCTACCACCTTCAACTTGATTAGCACCGGCATTAGCCCTATCCAATGCTGAATGAATCGCACGTCTAGTTGGATCAGGTGTAGCCAAATCATAATTTATAGTATAAGTCCTACCGCCATCGACTTGATTAGCGCCAGCATTAGCTCTATCCAATGCTGAATGAATCTCGCGTCTAGTTGGATCAGGTGTAGCTAAATTATAATTGATAGTATAAGTCCTACCACCATCGACTTGATTAGCACCAGCATTAGCTCTATCTAAATCTGAATGGATCTCACGTCGAGTTGGATCGGGTGTAGCCATTATCTTATCATGAGCATAACTTTTACCAAGTGATGGTTGTAATGCTGCACCATCTCTATCATATCTATCATGGATATTTCTACGTGTTGGTTCAGGTACATCATTAGGATTATATGTATGACTTTTTCCAAAAGCTGCTTGAATAGCAACACCATCTCGATCATAACGATTATGAATTTGTCTTAATGTTGTATCTGGAGTATCATTTGGATCATATGCAATAGTTCTGCCAATTGTAGAACCACCAGCAGGACCGACATAAGCTAAATTTTGTTCTCTTTGTGTAGGATCTGGAATATATTTAAGTGCATCTTCTCTTTCGCTCATACCTTCGACTAATATCATATTTCTGGGTTCAGCTTGTAAATAATTTTGTTTTAGTGAACCTTCAAATTTTTCTCTTAAATTACTTGGAGTTACTTGTGATATCTCATTTTGCGCAGGACCAGATAATGTACGATCAATTAAACCACGATTAGTAGTTGCTAAATCTGCTTTAATATATTCACCATAAATGGCTGGTGCAATAGCATAACCATAATTTTTAACTAAACGATCTGTACCCCATTCTTTAGTTCTTTCAGGTCTGTTCTTTTTATGTGCTCCAATTACTGGACCTCTACCACCTCCACCGCCACATCTTATACCAGATGTAACAACAGGTGTTGTATATGATATTTGTTGTTTATCAGAAGTTCTTTGTTCATCAATTGTTTTATATTGTGGTCTGTAATCATTACCAATTGGATTGTGTTCTTCATAACCAAGATTAAGACCAGGAATTTGTCTTTTTTGTTGAAATGGTAATTCATTACGTTTTTCTCTACCTGGAATATAATGTGAAATTAAATAATCGGTTGGTAAAGGTATACCGTAAATATTGGTTGCATTCATAATAGGATCAAATAATGGTTTATGTTCGGTTTTTTGTTTAAATACAATATTATCAGTACCAGAAAAATTTTCCATCTTTCTTTGTGATAATTCAGCTGATTTATATTCTCTATTGGGATTAGTACCATATGTTTTACCTCTAAATTGTGGAACCATATTTATATGCCAGAAATCATTTGTTACACCATAGCCCATATTATTATCAGTACCATGACCTTCGCCAAAATTAGAATAACCACCAGCCAAAGCTAAATTTCTTTCAGTTTGTACACGTTCTGAAACATTTGAATTATTATCTACAGCATTTGAACTTACAGGTTTAGAACCTCCACCAAATTGTAAAGCCCCATATTGATTTAAAAAACTATCATTTGTATTATTTTTATTAACTATTTCTCGTTCTTTTACTCCATTATCAATCATAGAGTCTGCTCTAGAAATTAATAATGTTGGATCACCCATAACAGATACCTCAGATTCAGATCCAAGTGAAATTTCATCTGAAAATTGTGAATCATCGTCATTATGATTTCCGAAATGTTCAACAATGGCCTTATTTGAACCAGGTCTTTTTAAATTAGGGTTTATAACGCCAGTTTTTCTAGGATTACGACTAGCTTTTATTTTTGTTTGAGCACGTTTTTGCAATGAATCAAGATTTTTCTTGAGTTGATATGAATTATAGACATCTTTTACACCAGATGATAATTTATGTTTTGAATTCGGAGACTTATTATCTTTTAATGTTACAATATCTTTTAGAATGGAAAAACTATTAACTAACTCCATAATAATATAGTTATATATAATTATCCTTTAACCGGTTTAGAAAAATACAAAAAAGATGAAGGAGTGTTAAATGGTTTATACGCCTATAAAAAATATAAAATTAAATTAAGGTTGGATATTTGGGATAGAATAAATATAGTTATCCTTTGCTTCAAGAACAGTATTCTTAGCAAAGTCATAAAAGATGTTAGCTTGAGGATCTCTAACAAGATTATAAAATCTATCAATTGGTGCTTCTTTATAATTATAAGCAGGATGAGATAAATGTGAATATCTTGGGAATTGATCATCATTGCATACACGTTTATCTAATAATTTAAAATCAGATGGTCTAACTTTATTTACTTTACCATCTTTGCATTTAGATGTTTTGACTGCACGATTAGAGAGTACTGATTCAACATCGACTAATCTTTGTGCCATAGCTGGACCATCATCTACAACAGTTGATACACCATAACCATTATTACCAGATCTTGGACCATTTACATATAAACATGAATCGCAACGGTAATTATAAAAAGGTTGTAATCTATATGTACCTGGAGAAATACTTTCAGATAATCTATCTGGATAAGCACAATTATCATAAGATAATCTTGTGGAATTGCCAATATTCATTATTATAATTATAGTATATAAAAAAAATATCAAAATAATTTAAATTTTATTTTGCATATTTATCAACATATTCACGCGCATGTGTTTCAAATGTAGAGTGTGAACGTTTAAATTCATCAGCAATATCTGCCATCAGTGGATCATCCGGATTTGGATCAGAAAGTAAAGTTGATAGACTCAACATAACACTTGTTAAATCTAATGCGGCAGACCATTTATCTTTTAAAATATCAATACAAATTACACCAGATGAAGAAATATTTGGATGATACATTTTTGTTTGAAATATAACGATAGGTGGTTTAAATGGATAGTCATCTAATAAATTTATTTTAAGTTTAAATTTACCATTCTCATATGGAGTAGAAGCTGGTCCTTTTAATGTGACGTAATGCGGACCCAAAATATTAATATCACATATATTAACATCTGCAATAGTTTCACTCATGATTTTTAAACTGTCATTTAATTTTTTAAGATCATCTAAAACACGTTTGTTAGATTTTTTAAGAAGACTCATTATTAATAGTTAATTTATATTAATAATGATTAATAAAACATAAATTTAATTATTCAATTTTTATTTATTTGTATATTCATTTGCATGGAGTAATACTATCGGGATTAATTAAACCATTTGATGACATTCTGGGAATATTATTAAAAACAATAGGACATACATCTCTATTAAGGATTACAGGAACAGTAGGATCATATGTACTTGTGCATGCAGATGATTTTTTGCATGATGGATTATATTTAAGTGAAGGGCACTTAGTTGCTGGTCTTGTGATATTTAATAAATCAGATTCAACATCAACAACTTCTTTATAATATGGTCTCCATGCAACATCTAATTTACATTTACCACCATTTTCAAATTTGCCATCATACATCATGTATGCAAAAGGAGAAACACTCTCAGCTAAAGTTTTAGCATAGGCGCAGTTATCATATCTTAATCTATTTGAACTACCTTGTTGAGTCATTATATATTATATATATATAATATTTTTATTTTATATAAAATTTAATAATCTCCATTAGATTTAAAACTTTTTCTATTAGCCATTCTAGTTAATTGTGGTCGATCAAAACAAATATGATCAGGATTTTGAATATCGTCATCTATATAAGAAAAATAATGTTCAGCTGGATTTTCAAAACCTAATGATTTAGCTTTACTAGTTGGTATACCATATTTAATATAATTTTCAACATTAACATTTTTCATAGCCCCATTATTTTCAGTATACGAATCATCATTTAGATAATCTGATATTGGACAAGATGATTGATTTTTATTTGGTAATTCTAATTTTAAATAATTACAATCTGGTGAATAGTCATCAGTTTTATCTACCATTTGTTGATATTTTTTTGTTTTGGATAAAATATTATCAAGAGATGATTCATGTTTTATATATGAATTGTATTGATTGTCATAAACAACTTGATTTAATTGTATTTTAGGTGTTACATGATTATTCCATGGTTCTTTATTACCAGTTGGATTCTCCTTATTTAATGCATATGGATTTGAATATTTTTGAAATTTAGAATTTATTCCAATTTTATTTTCTACCTTTGGATTATTTTGTATATTGGCTTGAGCGATGTCTGAATCAGATGGACATTTATAATCGGTTATAAAATCTGTATAATTTCTACTTAGATTTGATATATTATCACGAGCAACATTTGCATTTGCATCCAAATCATATTTTTTTTTTTAATCTTTGAAAACGATAATCAGACATTGTATCTTCCAATTTAGATTTTTGTTTTTCTTTAGGTAATTCTACATAATCACACATTAAATTATCAGTTAAAGTTTTACTATTAATCGATCCTGTTTTAATATAATCATTTATTACTTTTATATCATATTTAGTAATTTGATAATTTCTCTCAAGAAAATCATCTTCTATATTATTTTTTTTATTAAATTTTTTTCTTATATAATATTCAGCTAATCTTGGTTCTAAACGTTGAAATTGTGTAAAATCCATTTTTAATATATATTTTATTAAGATTTAAAATAAAGACAATATTCATAATATCATATAATATGTCAACATTTGATGAAAAATTACAAGAAATAAAAGAAAGTATTGAAAATACACAATTTACACCTGAAACTTTGGCATGGACTTTGATTACAGATGACGAATGTTCACAAATTAACCAAGGACAAATAATATTTTTTGATGATAATAAAAATTTATCATTAGATGAACAGGTTGAGGAAAAATTTCAAATTCTATTGACAATATATTTTGAAATGTTATTTGGATGGTATAAGTTATTACATTTAATGTCACTTGAAACTAATCAAGATAATTTAAATGAAGAATTTAAACCAGATTTAAATAATATTACATTGGAAGACCTATCAATAGAATTTATTGATAAGATAAAAATATTAGGATTTATTTTATATGTAAAAGAATTATCCGATGATGAACATTTTAATCAAGAATATACAAATTGTTATTGTAGAGTTTTATTAAGAGATTCATCTTTAGATGAAAATTATTTTTATCTAAAGAGATATCAATTAGATCCTGAAAAACGATACACATTTATTAGAAATGGTAAATTTAAATTAAATGAAAATATAAAAAAATATTCAGCTGTAATTAAATTACCTAAGAAATCATTTAAAATTTATTTTGATAGAGTTATCTAACTTTTTAAAGGTAATTAGGATATTGCATTGGAGATTGCATTGTATATTGGACACATTTTGATGGTGTTTGTTTAATTGCATTTTTAGCTGCAAATTTAACTATATAATAAAATACTAATATTTGTACTACACAAATACCAATACATAACAAAGAACCTAAAATCGAACTACCAGCACCCATTGATTCTGAATCAAAATGTTCTTTATAATAGTGTGTGTACAAATAATAAGATAAAATTATAGCTACAACTATTGTAATAAATGTTATAGCTGGATTTTTCTTTGCGAATTCAACAATTCTATGCATCATTTATATATATAGATAAAGATATATTTATTTAGAAAAATGATTTTATTAAACCGATAATTGCACCCAAAATAGCTAAAATTATTATTATACAACAAGCAATAGATGACCAATAAGATATTTGACCAGCTGCAGCAAAAGGTTTGAATATTATACCAATAACGGGTATATTACTTATATCACCTGAAAAATTCTCTTTATTGTAATACCATTCACCAATTATTATTAGAATTAATAAAATTATAATAATTTTTCCCACATTTTGTTTAATTATATTTATCATTTATATATAATTATAATTATAATTAAATTTAGAAAATTCCAAAATTTAATATTATATTTTTTATATTTCTAAAATAAAATATGAAAGTCTTTTCAACTATAAATTCTCTATCTGATTTATTTACATTTGACTCATCATTTATTGTTTTAAATTTTGGTTCTAATTTTATCTCTAAATTTACTAATATTTCATCTAACTTGAGTTGATCTGAAAATAATTCAGGTATATTTAAATCTAAAAATATTGTTTTTAAATCTTGTGCTTTTAATATATTTTTTAATTTCATTTTAGTTTGGATTGAAAATAATGGAAACATGATTTTTTTAAAGTATATTGGTTTTAAATTTGCAATACCATTTAATATATCTTTTCTATCAAACATAGATTGATTTGAATTTAATTGAATAATACCAAAAAATTCATTTAATCCATCTAAAGCTATTTCTAATATGCAAAAATTGTCTTTTTCAATAAAACCAAATCGTTGATTATATGCTTCAATATATTGAATATTACTTAAACCAAGATATTGTGATTTGAATGAGCCGTTTTTAATATTATAATTATTAATTAATAAACATGGATTAATGTATCCGAAAATTATACCTAATGATGATAGATTTTCTATATTTACTTTAGTAATAGTTTTTTTCATATGATGTGATGTAAATTGTGCAATAATTGAATTAGTTCTATCAACTTCATTTGAAATGGCATTAAGATTTATTTTTCTCATAGTAAGAAATTTTGAAAGTGAAGAATAGAAATCTTCATTAAAACTCAATTGGTTATCGAATAAAAAACATGATCCAAATTTAACATTTGTATTTTTTATTTCTAATTTAATTTTATTTAAACCTAAAATTAATTGATTACTCTTTGGAAAATTAAAATAATTTTTTAATTCAATTTCAGTATTTCCAGAAGCTGATGCATATAAACCTGCAAATAATGTATACATATCAAATGTACTAATAATAAATGGGGAGTTAATTATTCCAATAAGATTTTTTAACAAATTAATTGAAAACTCATTTAAATTAATTAAAACTTGTTTATCATCAGATAATTGTGATAAAAATCTTGTTGGTTCATCAATACTGGGAAAACTTGCATATCCTGATTGTAAAGAATCATTTGCTGATAATTTTGAAATACCATTTGTTTTTCTTAGAATAAATGATGGATGTTCACTCTGTTGTGATTCGCGAGGATCTTTTCGTAAGTCATATTCTGGTCTAAATGGCATTCCCCTTTCTGGTGGGTGTATTCCCCTTTCTGGTGGGTGTATTCCACTTTCTGATGATTGCATTGATTCAATATATTTATTTGGTTTATAAACATCATCATCATCATCATTTTCAGGTGGTTTATCAAATAAATCTGTTTTTCTATTCCTTGATTGAATCATAAAATCATTTCTTTCCATATGTATTCTCTTATTAAAATTTGTCAAATCACGTTGAATCTGAATATCCATTAAATCACGATTTGTCATTCTTGAATTCATATTATTCTTTATTTCTTCTTTATCTACATCTATTCTTGGATCTTTATCTCTAAAATTAATTTCACTAAAGTGTGCCATTTTTTTACTTTATACATTATATTTTTAAACTTTATTTATTAATTTAACACAAATTGACATTTTTTCTTGTCATTCAAAATAAAAGTTGATTTATAAATTTATTATTTGATAATTAATTAATATTAATAAATAATAAATATGAACATACAGATTACAAATCAATATATTATTATGAATACATCTAATGCAAAATTTTCAGGTACATTAGCAATGTTTGATTTAGATCAAACACTAATTAAACCAAAAATAAATAAAACTGCTATAAGACCTTATACAGAATTTGTATATTTATCTCCAAATGTTATTAATAAATTAATCGAATTTAATAATAATGGATATCAATTGGTAATCATTTCAAATCAAAAAGTTCTTAAAAAAGATAGTGAAAGACAAGATTGGATTAAAAAAATTAATAAAATTTATTCAGATCTAACTGAAAACGTTAAATGTGAATTGATTGTATTTGCTTCATTATTAGATGATAAATATAGAAAACCAAGAAGTGGTGTGTTAGAATTTATTCAACCAAATAATTTAAGTTTTTATTGTGGAGATGCATTAGCTAGACCGTCTGATTTTTCTGAGTGTGATATTAAATTTGCAATAAATATTGGTGTAAAATGTTATTCTCCTGAATATATCTGGAATGGTGTAGCAATTGATAACGATACTATTTATATCAATTATCCAATTCTAAAAAATTTACTCTATTACAAAGCATTTCAATATCCTTTAACCGGTCTACAAACGGATAATAATAAAGAAATGATATTGATGGTTGGATTACAAGCATCAGGTAAATCTCTACTTGCAAAATGGATTAAAAAACAAAATGCAAATAAACCATACGAAATTGTTTCTCTTGACATTGAAAAAACTATCCAAAAATGTATTAAAAAAACAGAAAATCTATGTATGGGTTGGTATAATATTATTTTGGATAATACTAATCCAACTCAAGAAGCAAGAAAAAGATTTATTGATATTGCTAAAAAATATAATTATATAGTAAAAGTAATAGAAATTCAATATTCATTCGAACACTCGATGCATAATAATTATTATAGATCAATTAAACATAATCTACCTTTGGTTCCTAATGTAGCATTATATAAATATATAAAATATTATGAAGTACCTAATAAAGATGAAGGAATTGATGAAATAATAAAATTACCACCAATCAGACCAACTTTAAATTTAGATTATAATGAATATTTATTTTAAATTTAACTGGATAGTTTATTTGTAATTATTACGATATCTTAAATCTTCATATATATTTTTTTCACATGACATAGTATCTTCATGGCATGTTGCAGGATGACCATAACACCATCGGGCAAATTTATCTTGATCATTTGGTATGGAACCACCAGGAACTGTGTAAAATACTCGTTCAGCATTTCTTACATCAAATAAATCATCTAAATCTCTAAAGAAATTTGTATTGAAAGTTTGTCTGATTTCATTTTTAATTTCATCATCATCAACATTAGATGGTTTTGGATCGGATTCATTATTATAATCAGTTAAGATTGGATTCATAAAAGGATTATCAGGTGTTGGTTTTCTTGCAGTATCGTTTGTATATTTTTGTATTTCTTTATAAGTTTTTTTTAATCTTGGTAATTGATTATTTTTATGAGAATAAAATGGTCCTACGTGCATATCTCCATTAGAATCAAAATATCCGGCTTCAATCGAAATATTATCATCCTCATTTATACTATTATTAGAAATATCATTATAAATATCATTTACTGGTGAGTCAATATTTTCATGTGAGTAATAACCATAATAAAGTATAATCATTAAGAAAATTAATCCAATAATTATTGTGTTTGTTGTAGAATTATTTAATTTAAAAAGATATAATATTATAAATAAATATATTAACATTAATGTTAGAGAATTTATCTGACTAATTTTAGATGCATTTCTATCTGGTATGAATTTTAAATATCCATTATCTTTTATAAAAACAAATGGATTTTCTATCCATAATGTTTCATCTTTATTCATTATAATTTATAATTAGAATATTTATTTGATTTAATAAATTTACTATTTATTTTCTTTTTTAATCTTTGCTTCTTCTTTTTTTCTTTGTTTTATATCTTCTAATAATTCTAGATTATATTTTTTAGCTTTATTTTTTAAATTAATCATTTTTTCAATCATTTTTTGTTGATAATTCCATGCTTCCTGATCTAATTCATGTTTATTGTCATTGTTATTAGTATTGGTATTGGTATCTTCTTTAGTTTCATTCGAATTTCCATTCAAATTACCATTTTTTTCGTTAAGAAAAGTTTCCAAATATTTTTTATAGATATTATTTTCTCCTACTTGAAATGATTCAGTAATTGTTTCTTCTGTGGCTGCATTAACTTTGATATAAATTTGTTCATTTATAATGTGATATATCCAAGGATATTGTGTTGCATCTGATGATAATAATGATATTTTGCCCATATCTTTTTTATCTACTTTAAAAAATATAAATAACATATTAGGATAAACTTTTGCTTTTGATTTTAGAAATTTTTTAATTAATTTATGTTCACTCTCCTTAGCTGTTACTAAAGAAAATCCTAATATAATAAATTTATTAGGATTTGATTTTAAGATTTTTACGATATCTGCAACTGAAGTTACTTCCCAAATATTGTTCATTATAATATATTAAATTTAATATATTATAATTTTTAAATCGCATTGAAGAAAAAATAATTTTACTTTTTATCAGCCATTTGTTTTGCCATATTTAGTGCTGAACTAAATTGTTTTAGAAATTGATCACCAATTGGATTACCTTGATCATCTTTAATGTCTTTTAATTTATCTGAATTATTTTGCATTAGATCACCCATTTTCATTGCAGTTTTTGCCATTTTATCTTGTGGGATCATTGTTCCAATTTTTCCTGAAATTCTTTGTGCAATATCAAAAATTGACTCAATACCATTTGATTTAACATCATCTACAACTGTTTTAACCATAGTCGTACATACATCTTTAATATCAGAATCATTACCGAGTAATTCACCAAGAGCATCAACCGTATCCTTCATATCCGTGTCGGAGAAATTCTTAATCTCATCAGATAATTTTTCAACATTCATTAATTTATCTACACCTAATGATGATAAGAGTCCAGTCGATGCCTCAGTACCTGGAATATTAATATCTTTAGACATTAGAGATTCTAGATCTACACCAGAATTATCTGTACCTAATCCCATAAACACATTTCTAAATAAAAGAGATGAACAATTTGTTAGAAGATCATTCTGACATGTATCAATTGCGTCAAGAATTTCTTTTTTATGTCTGGCTTCAGATGTATTAGCATACACCATTTTTACAGATGATACAAAAAGTATATAAATATAACCCCAAACTTGAGTTTTTTGTTCATCATCAAAAGATTCATATACAAGATTTATATTTACACCAGGAATGATAGTAGTAATTTTACCTTCCTTATTTCTAACTACAAATAATTGTGGATTTTTTTCTAATACTAATTTTAAATTATCCTTCAGTACATAGAATGATTTTTTAATAATAGCAATTTGATTTACATTTGAATCAATATCACCACCACTTTTATATTCATTATGAATCGATTCGCATGTTGTTCTCAGTTTTTTATGTGCTTCAAGTTTTCCCTCTTGAATTTTATTATCTAATTCCATCTTATCTGATTGATCTTTTAACATTTTACAGAATGACATAATTGCATGCACAAATTGTGCTTGATATACAAATAGATTCTTTTTATTTTCAACTGAAGTTGGAATAATTTCATTTGTATTTTCCATTTTTTAATAATTAAATTAGTATTAAAAAATGTTTAAATGTGTTTAATAAATTTTGATGAATTAAATTTATACAAAACTTTTACAAACATTATTTTTTTTTAAATCATTAATTCTGCCTAAAATTTCTACATATTTATCAACACGATCAATAAAACTTTTAAATGTTTGTTTAATAATTTTTTTATTTTGTTCATCCATTCTAGACCAAATTTCTTTTGTTTCAAAAATCTTTGATTCAGCTAATTCTGGTCTATCAGTTCTTGGTGAATATGTTTGTTGCATAAAAAATGAATCATTCATATCCAAAATTTTTTCTCTATATCCATCTTGTGAATAAATATGTTTAATAAATAAAGCAATTGGTTCATATGGTTTTTTTTCAATATATATTAATATTGAATTTAAAAAAATACCAAAATAACTTTCTGGATATTTTCTAGCCAAATGATTAACCATTATACGTGAAATATTATTGAAAGAATCTTTGATATCATCTTTTGCTTTTAGTAATTCTTCTAATGTTGACATTTATAAAATAATAAATTTATACTGGATTTATCTTTAATATCTTTTTTAATATTTTTTTATGTAGTGATTTTAAATTTATATCACGATTATTTTTATATGTGTCTATACATATCAAACCAAATTTAATCCATTCACTTTCAATTGGATTCACACAACATTGTAATCTTTCTATATATTTACGTTCGTATAATTCAATTAGAGTAATTTCATTTTGAATATCATTAATTGGTATTCCTAATATTTTTTTGTTGGTTTTAATATATGCACTTTGTGCATTAAGACCTATTAATTCTAATTCTTTTGAAATTGGTAAAGTATTATATATTTTACAAAAATTAATAATTAATTCTGGTTTTAAATTGGCTGCTTCTATTTTATTTACATTTACATCATTTAACATATCTTTTACTTTTATATAATCGTCAACGTCAATATCATTATCAATATTATTATCATCACATGTTAAAGGATGTGTAATATTGTTTAAAAATTCTGTATTTTCTATACTTTGAATTGCTCCCATTTTATATATTTGGATCGAGAATTTTATTTATTAAAGTTTGCTTAAGTTGAGATTCAACAACTGAATTTATATTTTTTGTATCATCTTTATATTTAGATTCAAAATCTTTTAATCTAGTATTCATTTCTCTTTCATTAATTTTTGTTCGTTCATTATTAAATGTAACAATTTTAAAATCACCATCTTTACCATATGGCATAAAAGATTTCGGTTGAGCTATTTCTTGTAATGCATCTGATGTATACGAAAAATTATCTGATACACCCTGAGTTTCTAATGGAAAAAATGATATTACATTATGATTTTGTTCTTTAGCTACTTGATGATTTGCTTGTAATATTTTACGTCGATTCATTTCGGCCATTTTTGCCATATTCTGTTCTCTAAATCTGATTAAATTTTCTAACCATTCAAAAGCTTTCTTTCCTTCATATCTCGAACTATTTCTACCGGCTTGATCCCTAATCATAACCATTGGTGTAAATTGTATTTGTATTTTAATTATATCATCATTTGACATTTGATCAACTGATACTAATTGAAACATTGGTCTTAATCCTCTATGTTCAATAATTCTAATAAATTTTGCACTTGATTCACATTTTGAACTATAAAATAAATAATTAGACATTAGTGATAATATAATATATACATAAACTAAAAAAATAATATTAACACAAAAAGATATATTGAAAAACCAAAAAAATTGATTATAACATATTATAATTATTTAAATAATTATTAATATAATTTATATTATTATTAATGTTAACAAAGAATAAAAGTTCAAATTTTGATATCAATATAAAATTAAAATCATTCATACCAAGAAAAGATTTTAAATCAAGTTCAATGTGTGTAGAATTTTCTGGTAAAGATGTAAGTCCAAAATTAATTAATACATTGGGTAGAGTAGCATCAAATGGCGTACCGTCATATGCATTTCATCCTCAATTAATTCAGATTGAAGAAAATACATGTCCTGCGTATGACAATCAATATTTGCAATTAAGATTATCTAATTTACCATTATATGACATGCCATTAGATTTATTTTATTTGAATGATAAATTCTGGAAAGGTTATAGCTATGCAGATTCTGGAAGAGAAAAACATCCGAAAGAACAAGAAATTAAGGCATATGTTAATTTTCATAATAATTCAAATGAAATTAAATTTGTAACAACGAATGATTTAAAATTATATATTGATGGAGATCTAAAAAATATATACAATAAAGATTATCCACTTTTATTAATAAAATTAAGACCAAATGATACATTTAAATGTAATATGACAGCAACACTTGGAAATGGTGAGGCACATACAATTTTTAAAGCTTCAATTAATTCTTTCTCAACATATGAGGAAAAAGATGGAATATTCAGATGTGAATTAAATCTACAATCAAATGGACAGGATACAGAACATTCTATCCTTATTAAAAGTGTAAAACATGTTATAAAACGATTAGAAGATGTTAAAGAACAATTGGAAAATCGCATTAAAAATTATGAATTAAAAAATGATAAACTTCTATCTTTATTAATGGATGGTGAAGATCATACTATTGGTGAGATTTTAAATTATGAATTTCAAAATAATGAACAATTATTTTCAGCTGTTTCAAAACCAAATCATCTTGTTAAAAGTATAACATTTAAAATTGAATCAGCTGATCCAAAAAATATATTATCTGATATTTTTACAACAATAGATAATCTTATTTCAAAATATAGATTTATCTTAAATTTATGTGAAAAATTAAAAGTTTAAAATATTTATTTATCTAGATAACAAATAAGAAATTGTTTTTGTATTGATACAATCTTCAATAAATATATTAATATTTTCATCTGCAATATTTTCTTTTATTTCTTTTATCAAATTATTTCGATTTAAATATATTTCTTCTAATATGTCCAATGATAACCTTTTAATAAATTTATATACTGAATCTACATTTACTGATTTTTTATCAATATAATCATCATCATCGTCATCTTTTTTTCTAAAATTGAATTCTTCATTACGTGTATTAATAAATAATTTATGTAAATTAAATAAAATTTTTTTATTAGTTGCATTTAATTGATTATATATTTCAGGATGTGCTTTTTCCCTAGTTAAATGATATAAATTTAAGTATTCTTTAGCCAGAGTTTTAAATGATTGATTAATACGTTTAATAATATCAGATGGATATAATGATAAATAATTAATTGCAAAATTTAAATTATCTGATTTATATAAATCTAAATATACACGATTAACATTAATTGTATGATCAGTTGTTAATGTATTTAATATTAAATTATTTATTTTATCATATAATTTATTTGGATAAATATAATTCATTCCTTTATATTTAATAATAAAACCTGCATTAATTAATTTTTTTGCCTTTTCTTGTAATTTTATTGAATTTGCCATTTCAAATTCTAATTCATCAAAACATGAAAAAAATTTTTCATTAGAATTTACATCTAGATATATCTTATTTTGTAGTATAAAATCGTCATTATATGATAATATATGTTTATGATGTTGTGATATTAATATTAATTCTTCGTCATGAGATTTTGGTATATTTGTATCAATTGATTTAATATATTGATCTTCATTTAATTTCTTTATGTAATATTTCATAAAATAATAAATCTCATCTTGATATGTAAATAAATATATATATGAACCTACATGGTTATAATATATTTTACATGATGTCCAATTATCTGATAATTCATTAATAATTCTTTCTTTATTATCATTTGTTATTAAAATGTTCTTATATGTGTATTTTATAACATTATAATTTGTATCCAATATAATGAAATCTATATTATGAATAACATAATCAATAATTGGATTATAATGATGAAGATTATTTGAAATCTTTGTTGTATAAATTAGAATAAAATTATAATATCTTTTAATTTGTAAATTATTAATTGAATCATTTGTTTTTAATAAATTTATAAAATCAATCAAAATAGAATCAACAATCATATCTTTTATATATAATTTCACGTATTATTTATTAAAATATTTAACGAATAAAGTTAAAGATAAATATTTTCTGATATAATAATATATTTTATTTAATTATGTATCTAAATAAAATTGATTTATTGTTAGACAAAATACTAGATGATTTTTATGCAAACTTACTTGAAAATGTAACTTTTAAAAAATTATTAAAAGAATCAAATTTTGTTAAATATCAAAAAGAAATAACAGATTTTTTTAAAATATATATTGAAACAATCAATCTTAGTGAGATTGATGATTTATTAAAAAATTCTCAAATTAAAATTAAGATCCAGGAAACAATTAAAAGATATTTATTTATCTATATTTTTCTTTACATTGGATTTTCATATACTGATAATGATTCTATATTTATGAATAATATAGTTGAATTTACGAAAAATTCTATACAATATAATTTAAAAATCGACAACTTCTTTAATTCTGAAAATAATGCATTAGTTGTAAAACTATTTCAATTTATTAAACAATTAATTAATTACATTGAAGCTAATACGCCACAAAAAAGAGATAATCTTAAAGCAAGACAAGATTATCGGGATGTTATAGAATTTCATAAAACATTTGGTGATGATTTTTTTAATCAAATTTATGTTGATGAAAAAGATTTGAATTTAAAGGCACATAATATTGTTAAAACTTTATTAATAGCTGAATTATATCGTCAAGAAAAAAAAGATTTATATAAAATGATTGAAATATTAGATTCATCATCTGGTGATTTTATATTTATTGATATAATTTTACCAGCTAGAAATGTAATTGATTTTAGATCAATTGAATTATTATTATCAAAAAATGATCTAGCTAAAGGCTATGCTTATACATTATGGGATTATCTTACTGAATATAATTTAACATTGCTTGGAGAAGAAATATCACTAGATGAAAAAATTTCTTCACTTTTTGAATCAGGACTGCTTGTTCCTATAGTCGATGATTTTCTATTATATCATAAGGATTCAGAGAAATATGATAAAAATGAAGAAAAAATAAAATCTAAAGAATCAACTAAAATTAAATATATTATTGATAAAGTAGATACAGTTGTAAATAGTAATCCGGAAGATAAAGATTTTACCAAAAAACATTATTATATTCCATTAAGTTATAAAAAAGCAGTATTAATAAATAATTTTGAGAATATTAAAATTATTCAAAAATTTATAAACCAAGGTACAATTTCAACTGAAAATTCTGAATTTTTAAAAGAATTAGAAGATTATACTATGTATCCCTATATTAATTTTAAAAATAGTGTAAATAGTTTTACTCTAGGTGTAAATAAAACAATTGATTGTGTAAGAGCTGTATCTCTTGGCAATGAAGGATATTTTAAACAAAAATTAAATTCACGTTTACAAATAAGAATAGGCAGTGAGAATCAACACTTAAATGTAATTGGTGTTATGATTCCAACAAATCTTACATCATTATATTGTATAAAAAATAAAGAAATACAAAATATAAGAGAATTAGGTGATAATGATAATGGATATAAATTAAGTGAAGAATTTATAAATCAGACAATAATTACAGATAAATTATTTGATAAATCTGTATATTGGTTATTTAATATGGAAAAAGATAATGTTGAATTGAAAACTTATGAACAAACAGCTAAATTATCAACTACTGATAACATAAAGTTAATGTTAGGAAAATTATATGATAATATTGTTGGATTTATATATGATCAAATTATTGAAAAATGTAAAATTATTTATAAATCAACATCATTCATTGGATTACAATCAATATTTAAATTTATTGAATCATATGAATCAAATAAAATAAAAATAACTAAAATTAAATCATTACGTGAATCTATATCAGATGAATTATTTAAAAATATAATTACTTCACAAGAAATAAAATATGATGAATATGATGATAAAGTATATGGTTTAACTGGTGAAATAATTAAATTACCAGAATATGATAACAACGATAAAAGTAATGTTAATAAAATAGATATATCAACACAATTTATAAAAGAAATAGGAATTACAATTGAAAAAGAAAAAGTAGAAGGAATATGCCAACATAATGTAACTTGGGAACGTATATCAGAATTAAAAACATCAGATACAAAATTATTCCTTGATGAATTATATCAATATATTCAAACATATGTACAAGAAAATGCAGATCATGATTATGTTTGCAAGAGTTGTGGGTTTTATTTAAATATTAAAAAATATGTACAAGATGGTAAATATGATGACGCTACACAAAAATTTATAGTATATAGTACACCACTTGATACACCTTTAGAAGATATGCCTGAATATGAAAAATTTAGAGGTACAATTAGAAGTATTGATAAATATATTGAAAAGATTGCTTTAATTACTAATATAAGTTATTTTTTAGGTAATTCAGTTACAACAAGATCTAGACGTAAGAATGTAATAAAAGATGCGATTGATATTATTTTATTAAATAATAAAATGTTAAAGAAAAATTATAAAGAACGAAATGAATCCGTATCAAAATTATATGGAATTGTAACTTCAAACTTATTCGTATTTGAATTAGAATCGAGTATATTTATATTTTCAAGTAAAGATAAAGATTATCTAAAACCTATTAAACAAAATAACGTTATCGCATATTTAATATTTTTAATTTTGTTAGAATTAAATGAATCACAAATATCAATGTTAAACTCTGATAAAAAAGGTTATTGTAATTTCTTTATATTTGAAAAAATCTATCAATCATTATATGAAGGATTAAAATTTAGAAAAAATAATAAAGGTGATGTTGTTCCAGTTAAAAATTATTTAATATTTTGTTATGTGTTATATTTAATTGCATGTTTTGTATCAAAATATAGTTTATGGTATTATGATTTTAAAGATGCAGCAAATGATAAAGCAAAACGTAATAAATTATTACCAGTAATACAAAAGATTATTATAAACACAGTTATAGATATAATTAATAGTGTATTAGAAAATGCTGAGGATAATAAAGTAAGAATATATGAAGTATTAATATCTAAATTTTATAATAAATTAAATACAACATTTTCAAATCAAGATTTATATCAAAAATTTAAAGCTGAATCAAAAACATCATTATTTGGTGAATCTAAAACATTTATCTTAACAAAACCAGAGGCTATTAAATTATCAGGTAAATTTGAATATCCTAAAAATTATGAAGCTCCAATTTTTTGGCGAAAACGCATATATCCTAAAAATTATATTAATCATTATATAGCAGATAAACCTGAAGCCGAACATATATCAAATATTACAAATTGTGAGTCAGGAAGTTTTCATGACTGGTATTTTGTTAAACCCACATTTAAATGTAATATATGTAAAATTGAAACCAAGGGTTTAGTTGAAAATTTAGTTGAAACTGAACGGATACAAAAACAATATTATCATAATTTATTAAAAGAGTTATCTATAAAATTTTGTTTTACTGATGGTTTAGTACATGAATTTATTCTAGATGAAAAACTAAATAAAAATATATGTTCAAAATGTAAAAAAGAACCAACTTCAACATATGATGATACAGAATTAAAAGAACTTGAAATTAATTTAAATAAAAATCAAAATAATAAAGGTAAAAAATTCATAGATGATATTAAAAATAATAATGCAGAATTAGAAAAAAAGATGGATTATCAAAAAAAACTTTATGAAAAAATTCAAAAACAATATATGACAATAAATGATAAGAATAACTCCTATGTATACATTGATAAACTAATTAATCTAATTGAGAAATCAATTGGTGAAGAATTAATTAAATCTCATCAATATTTAAGAGATAACACTTACATTTTTACATATGATTATCTAGGTGCAAAATATGATAAACCAGTTATTATATTAGATAAAGATAATAAGATAAGTTTTAAGGAAAATCATCCTCAATTTGGTGTGGATGTTATTTCATATCAATCATATAAGAATGGTAAAATTGAGGTATATTATGATGCAACAACACATATTATGTTGGGTTATAGAGAAGAATCTAAACAAATTATATTTAATAAAAATCCTAAGATAATGATGAAAATAAATTATTCATTATATAATAAGATAAAACAATTAGGTGTACCATCAGAACATATTGATGTTAAACAAATATTAATTGAATTACAACGAGAATATTTAGTTGATATTGATGTAAAAGAAGAATTAAAAAAAAATTCTGAATTAAATTCAATAATATTAAATGAAATAATGCAAAATAGATATACAAATTTAAAAAATTCTATTTACAAATTTCAAAAAATCATGACAAGAATCATTAATGAGTATGTACCTAAAAAAGATAAAGATAAAGATAATAAATTTGCTGATTTTAATGAAGAAACATATTTCACAGATAAACTTCTCTCAATCGTTGAGAAGTATAATAAAAAAATGGATAAAATTGAATTGTCTGATGAAAATGGAAACAATATTATTTTTAAACATTGGAAGGGTGTTACAGATATATTAATACCAGAATCTGTTAATAATGTAGAGTTAACATTACCAACAATAAACATAGATTTTTTAAATAAATTTAATAAAAATGGAGTATTAATACATTATTATATGATTGATAATTTTATAAAACTTATTGAATATAATAATAATAACCATTCCATATGTAGATTAATTGTTGATTATATTAATTTTGTATTTGATAATTATAATCAAGATAGATTTAATTTCGATATAGATTTTAAACAATTCTATTACTTTATACATTCAGCAACTTATATTGACGAATTAAAAGATGTGCAGGGTGCAACTGAAGGTGTATATGAAGAATTACAAGATGAAGAAAGAGAATTAACTGAAGAAGAAAAAGACGCATTGGAGGATGCACAAGAAGCAGATGATGCACTAGATGTTGAAGGAGATGAAATAGATTATCAAACAATATATGATAAGAATAATGATCGGGAACCAGACTCATCTAATAATCAATATTATTACAATATGAATTATGAAAATATGTCCTATAAAGATTATACATCTATAATTAGTATTTATGATATTTATTCATAATCATTATGCTATTCTTTACCGAGTTTAAAAAACAATTGAGTGTTTAATGGATATTAATTTATTTTTTTATTTTATTAATTTATTTTATTAATTTATACTATAAATGTTACTATTAGTTGTAGTTATTATTATAATTCTAATCATATTTTATTATTGGACTACAAGAGAAAATTTAGATACAACTGAATCAGATAAGTATTATTCATATATTGATGATATATTAGATAATGATTATGTAACTGATTTAGAAAAATCCGATGTTAATGATATATCTGTTACTAAAACTCGCAATATAAATTCTGATAATATTGGTATTTATACAAATAATAGAAAAAAATCTAAAACAGAAATAAAACCATATTTTATTGATAAGCAATTCCATGAAGATTATAGAGATACACAAACTGCATTTGATCATTTATTAGAATATGATAAACCAAAATTTAATAAAGCATGTCTACCTGTTGAATATTCACTTGCTAAGAGATCAGAAGTTAAACCATTATTAAAAGCATTTTTAAAAATGTTAAATGATGAAATAATAAATAATGTAAGTGATTATGTTGCAATAGATAATGGTTTTAAAAATATTATGCCAAATCCAACAGTTAAATCTGGTTGGGAAAAACAATTAGAAAATCTTGGTGTTCCTGGCGATTTATTTAGAAATGCTAAAAAAGCTAAAGTTAAAGTAGTTAAAGTTGATAAAGTAGAAAAAGTAGAATCAGACTCACAGATAAAATATACTATATATATGATTTTACAGAAGATGAATGTATCAGATCAAATGGTTATTAAAGCATCATTTGTTATGGAAAAATCAGATATTAATGAAGATAGAGATTTCTTTAAACAAAAAGGGGCTGAAGAGATTAATCTTAATGTATCATTGGATGAGGTATTTGTTATTGGATATATGTCTAACTTCTCATTTGGAGTTAACAATGAACGAAATAACTTTTATACATTTGAAGGTAATGAAAAATCAAATATGATTGATCAAAAAGAAATATTTAAACAATTAAAAGAAAAATATAATCAACGTGCGATTGAATCAAATGGTCTAACAATTGATGTATCACCCACACAGATAAATCAAATAGCCGAAAATAGATTAAAAGCTCATACTGGTTTAGGATATTATGATGGTATTAGTGGTTCAGCTTTTTATTGATTTATTTATGTATTATAAATAAATAAAGTATCAAATAGAGTAGATGTGAAATAATTTAAATAGAACAATTGAGCATTTGAGATTTTAATAAGATTTAATTATATTCAACTATTTTATATTGAAATAATGGGTTTATTAAATCCACATAATTCTTTGTTTAATTCTATAATTGTATATATAATATTAATTTCATTAATAATTTATAAAAAACCCCATTTTATTTATGATAAAAAAATAAAAAAATTTAAACAATTTGGTATGCAACATGGTAGATCAATATTATCATTACCACTTTTATCTATATTAATCGCAGTAATAACTTATGTTGTATTCTTCTATATAGAACAAAATGCGAGAATTGTTCAATCATATAATAAAATTATAATGAATAAATGAATTAATGAATAAATAAATTAATCCTGCTTATAAACTTCCTTTAGAAGTCGCGCAGATGGATCTTTTTGTCCACCCCATTTTGGTAACCAGAAACAAGGTAAAACTTGAGCAAATTTATGAACATAGATTGAATTGAATTTTAATCTATAATGTAACGATTCCTTTGTATATGGTGTTAAATATGTAAATTTTTCTCTTCCCAATTTTAAATCTTCTTCCGAATATAAATTATCAATTTCATCTTGAATAATTTGATACCATGATCTTTTAAGTGATGATACACCATCAGAAAATGCTTCCTTTGGCCTCCATACTACTTCATGTGGTAGCATATCCTCGAATGCTTTTCTCAGTAAATATTTTTCAACTCCATTACGTGCGACGCGAAGAGCGGGATCGATTGACATATACATTTTAATAAAACGTGAATCACCAAAGGGTGTGCGTGCTTCAAGACCCATACCGGCTACACAACGATCAACGCGTTGAGCATCAAAGTAAATGATTTCATCAGTTAATTCATTAATTCTTTCTCTAAAATCTTCTAATGTTGGAGCAAGTTTTGTCTCATTATATCCACCGCATACCTCGTCAGAATAATCGCCAACAATGACAACCTTACAATCAGTATTTGATGCAATTTCTTCAGCCGATATAAGTTGTGGAGTCGATGCACGATTTGTTGTAATATCATATGATTCAATCTTGGCAGTTACTCTATGTTTACAACAATCAAGAAAATCTTCTTCTGTTTTTAAAATCATAGTGTGATCTGTTTCCAAATGAGTTGCTACCATTTGTGCATACTTTTGATCAGTTCCATCATTCATACCAATACAAAGTGTTTGAATTTTCTTTCCTTTTTTTTTGGCAAATTCTGCACCAAGTGCACAACAAATACTTGAATCTAAACCACCACTCAACATAAAAATAATTGGTCGATCTGATGCAAATCTATCTCTTACACAATGTGTAAGAGTATTTCTAATTCTAGCAATTGCTTCTTGTTCATTATAAATTTGAATAGGAATATCACGTAAATCATAATGTTTATAATATGTATGTTCAATTGATTTTTGGTTAAAACCAATTGTATAAGTATTTAATGTATTGCCTTTAACTTGTTGTACCAATTGATGATGCGATGATACAGGAATTCCACATAATTGTGATGATAAACATAATTCTGTAATTTTTGTATTATCTGAATGATGTTCATACACATGTGAATAATATAGAGGTCGAACTCCACCAACATCTCTACAATTATGTATTTGTACCTTATTGTCACTAATATGTATAATAATAATAGCAAATTCTCCAGATACTCCAACTAGATTATCAGAAAGTTCTTCCCACATTCCATCTAAACCAAACATTCTATAAAGATGTATCAATACTTCGCAATCAGATTTTGATTTTAATTTTGATTTAAGATTATATTTTTCAATTAATTTTTCATAACCATAAATCTCTCCATTGCATAATAGATATATTTCGTCTACCTTTTTTCCATTTTTATTTATTAGCAAACCCTGATTAGTGTATGTAAATGATTCAACCGAATGTGGATCAGCTGGATATGGATTGTCGTGGTCAATAGTTAAATAGAATGGTTGATCACCAGCCGGTGACAAATCCATAATAGCTAAACGATGAAAAACAAGAAAAAAATCAAATTCACCCCAAGAAATTTTTTTTACAATAGTTCTATCAGGGCCACGTGCTTTTAAATTTTTTGAATTAGCACATGTCGTAATGTAATCTTCATCGTATTTTCCCTTAAGGGCTGAATAAAACCAGATTCCACACATTTTAAATGTAATAATTGAATATTATTATATGTTTAGATGATATTTGAATCAATTTTTATTTAATAAATAAATAAATAAAAATAAATTAATTTTTAATGATATCCATAATCATAATAATTAGCAAATCAAATTGAATAATTTCTCTACGACCAATAATCATATTATATTCTACATCTGAACATAATTGAACAATTTTTACTTTCTTTTCATCAGATAATATTGGTAATAGTAATATTCTATTTACAATATTTTTAATAATATCAGTTCCAGTATAATTTGTAATTGACATATTAAAATATATATCTCTTATTTCATCAAAATTATCAACACTGCATGTTAGAATCATCTTTATTAATTTATCAATAATTATTTCACTGTCTAATTTAATCTCAAATAAATTTAAAATTTTAATAAAATTCATCATGAATATATGTAAATCTAAAACCAAATCATTATTTTTAAATTTTTTATCATCATTTTTAAATTTAATTTTTTTGAATTCATTTTTATTAAATTTTTTAATAAATTTTGTACAAGTTGAAAAGTATTTATCATAATCGGGTGTTGATACTAGATTTGATATTTTAACTTTAGCTATATCATAAAATTTAGTCCCCCATTCATTAATAAATCTATTCAAGTTTTTAAACTGAAATAAAACATTTATATTTGCATTTTTAATTTCTGTTAAAAATTTATTTGTAAATATATTAACTAAATAAGTATTAAAATTTAATGTTTGACCTATTTTTTTATATGTGTATATCAGATCTTCTAATTTTTTAACATACAAATTAAAAGTTCTAAATAACTGAATATACCATAATATATCTTTGATATTTTCTATCTTATTTATAACATACGTTAATTGATCAAGTGATAATTTTATATTTTCTTTTCCAGCAATATGCAATGTATATTTTATCAATTCATGTTTTTCAGGATATTGTAATTTAATACATTTGCAACGACTAAGTAATGGTTTAATAATTTTTGTTACAGAATTAGTTATTAGTATGAATCTACAAGTATCACTATATTTCTCAATTGTACGTCTAAGTGAGAATTGTACCGATGATAACATTTTATGTGTATTATGTATAACAATAATTTTAAAATTATGTTTATTTTTAAAAATATTATAATATGATCTTTGGGCATATTGATTAATTACATCCTGAACTAAATGTCGATCATTATTAGTTCCTTTTGGATGTATTTCAATATGAAATGGTGATTCTGTAAAATATTCTTCATTTGCATTATTTCCTGAACCAAAAATTATATATTTAACTTGTTTTGTATTATAAACTTGGTCGCCAAATAACATTCCTAAAAATATTTTAACCATTGTTTTTTTTCCAAATTGTCCATGAAAGATTAAATGTGGAATTGATTCGTCGTCACTCATTTTTTTAAGAAAATTATATATGTCATGATGGAAATATAAATCTCTATATGAATTTGGTATATATTTGTCTATTAAAAACATTGAAATACTTATTATTAAATAAATTATTTAATCTTTAATTATTATTTTCATTTTTTTAATTTTTAATATTCAATATAATATTCAATATTCAATATATATATATAAATCATCAATGACTAATTTAATAGGATTACACATTGATTCGACACCCACAACGCTAATTGATCAAATAATTAAATATAAAAATCGTTGTGGAGTTATTCAATTATTTGTATCTTTAGCAAAGAGAAATAAAGAAATATATGATAAAATTAAAGAATTAATTATTAAACATAATTTAAAAGTTTCCGTACATATTTCATATACAATAAATTTATGTAAAGATTCTACCAAATATACATGGTGGATTCATCAAATGGCGGAAGAGATAAAATTAGCACATTATATAGGTGCATTTGTTGTGGTTGTACATTTAGGTAAACAATTAGATTTACCAATTGAAGTTGCCCTTAATAATATGTATATAAATTTAATAAAAGTTGCCATATTAGTTGAGAAAATTCCTATTAAAATATTATTGGAAACATCAACTGGTCAAGGATCTGAAACACTATTTAAACTAGATGAGTTTGCTTTATTTTTTAAAAAAATTAAAGCAAATCCAATTCTAAAAAACAAAATAGGTATATGTTTAGATACATGTCATATATTCAATGCTGGTTATGATATTTCTGATAAGAAAAAAATAAAAATATATTTAGATGAATTTGAAAAATTAATTGGTGTAAATGAAATAAAGCTTATTCATTTGAATGATAGTAAAAATAAACTTGATGCTAGATTAGATCGTCATGAAAATTTAGATTATGGATGGATTGGCAAAGATGCATTATTAGAGATTGCAAAATTTTTTACTAAATTAGGTGTATCAATTGTTTTAGAAACACCGGATGAACATATTGAAGAAGATTTAGAATTATTATCAAATATTTAATTGATAATTAAATTAAGGAAGTATTTTATAATAAACATCATGTTTTTCATATCTCCTTAGATGAAAATCTAACATAAAGCCATATTTATCATAAAATCTTTCTAACTTTCTATCAGATGTATTATATATTAACATTACACCATCACAACGTTGTGTAATTGCATAATTAATAATAAGGGACATTAATTTGCAACCTAATTTTTTCTGTCTCATAGAGGGTATAACGTAGATATATGATATAAATGTAACTTTTCGTGTATCTTTTAATACCATTAGTTCGGCTAATAAATAAGCAATTATTTTTCCTGAATCTATTATTAAAAATAATACAACATCATTTGATGATAATGTTTTTTTTATTTCAGTTTTAGTATGATTTAATTTTGGATCGTCAGCTAGATCAATAAAATTATTATAAATAACATTAACTAATAAATCTTTATTTTGATTTTTTAACTCTTTTTGTGTTAATTGTTGAATCATTTATATATTAATATATAATTATTTTTATTTTATTTTTGAAATTTTTTTATTTGTATAATTTTTTATTTGTATAATTTTTTATTTGTAAATTTATATTAGATGATAAAACTTTTAAGTATAATTATTCTAACAATCATTATACATTATCTTCATTCAAAAACAAAATCAATTGAAAATTATGATGTCAAAGTAAATGAAACTACAAATATTGGCAAATGTGGAAATATATGTTCATCTATTTATGGATGTGCTGGGTTTGCAGTTTCATCTGATGGAACACAATGTTGGTTATCAAAGTTACCATTAACATCACCACCAATACCTTCATTATATATGAGTAATTTTGATTCATCAAATATTCATTGTAATAAATTAAGACCTATTGCATCTGATTTTGGTATATCTGATGATAATTATGTTGAAAATAAAGTTTACGATTGTTATACTGGTGAAAAAGCAGATGATTTAGGTCGTAAATATTTTAATTTTAATGTGAAACCAGAAGATTTATCTGATTCATCATTTTATTTTTTAAAATCAGATCCATATAAATTAAATACTATTAATTGGGATAAAGATACACAAATAAAAGTTGATTCAGATTTTAATGTTCAAGTTGATCCTAAAAAAATATCTTATACACAAGATGCAGATAATGAATATTTAGGTAAATATTTAAACTCATCTGTATGTCAAAGTAATGTTAGTTTAGATCAATGTCTAAAGAATTGTACAGATAATTCAAATTGTGTAGGTGTAGAATATTTAACATCTTATAATGGAAAAACAAATATATGTTGTCCAAAATCATTTATAAAAGATCTTAAACCAAGAAGAGAAAAATATAAACTTGGCTCTTATTATACTAAAAAAATAAATTATGCCAATCAAAATAATAAGGATATAGTTTATGTTTAATAATTAAAAAAGTTTTAGTGTCCTTTAACCGGTCTAGAAAATGATAAAAAAATAAAGGAGTGTTAAATGGGATTTGTGTTAAAACACTAATAAACTTTGAATCAATTATTTATTTATTTGATTTTCCACTTTTAATTTTTTTTGGTACTTTTTTTTTCTTTTCAAAAGCATTTTCACGTTCTTTTTCTTCTTCCCATTCTTTCAACCATTTATCATATGCTTCTAAAAATTCATCTAATTCAGATAACCATATTTCATTAATTGTTAAATTTTTATATTCTTCTAATACACGTCGAGTATCTTCTAATTCTTTCTTTAGCTCTTCAATTTTCTCAAAAGTTAAACACCATAAAGGTAAATCAGTTAAATATTGATATGATACATCTGGATTATCAATTGATTTAGCAAGTTTAGGAAATTTTAATTCAACTAATTTTGCAATAATTGTTTCTTTCTTTTGTCTTTCAATTTGAATTTGCTTTGATAGAATTCCTTCGATAAATTTCACTTTGTATTTAATAATATTCATATCATTTTCTAGCACTTTGGTATGATAATCTTTACGTTTTGTATAAATTTCAATACGATGATTATAAAATTCTTCAATAATATCATATACTGATTCATATTTTAATAATTTTCCTGCAGAATTAAATAGAGTCATATTTGTTAGAGATATCGATGTATTTAATTTAAGATATTTTTCTAAGTCATCATTTTTAAGAAGCTTTTGTAATTCTGTTGGTTTAAATTTAATAATAATATCAACTTTATTTGGATAGGGTTTTTGTTCAAAATCTACAATTAATTTTTTATCACTTTTTTCTTTCTTGTCAGCTAATTCAATTGAAATAAGATATTCACGATATTTTTCAAATGACATAAATACAGGTAATTCTGTAATCTTCACAGTTTCATCATCTATAATTTCATATTTTCCTTTCATCAAATATTTATTATCTCCGTCTTTAATAATATCACCAGTATAACCTTGATATTTAGGATGAATTTCTTTATACATTCGATCTTCAATAAAAGTTTTAAGGGCTGAAATAATATCTTTTGGATCAAAACATGGAATATATGTTGAATATCCAGTAGCAATACCATCAGTTCCATTAATTAGAATTGTTGGAAAGATTGGTTCATAATTTACAGGTTCAACCTTTCTACCTTCTTCAATACAATATTCGAGAATTGGTAAATCTTCTTCTCTAAAAATTTTATATGATAATTTATTTGTATTTGTAAAGATATAACGAGGACTAGCTGCATCTTTACCCAATTGACGTCTTGTACCAAATTCACCGCTGGGTAATAGAAAGTTAATGTTATTTGAGCCCGGATAATTTTGAGCCATGTTAATAATTGCACCCATAAGAGATGCTTCACCACGATGATATTCTGTTTCATTAGAAACATAGCCAGCAAATTGTGAAACTTTAATTTCTTTAGAATTCTTACCTCTCTTAAATGATGCATATAGAATTTTCCTTTGTGATGGTTTTAATCCATCAATTAATGATGGAATAGATCGAATACCATCTGCAATTGAAAAATGAATCATATCTTTATTAAAAAATTCATCATAAGTAATGTTACCATTATTTTCCAATACAATATTTGGATTATAACCAGATAACCATTTTTTACGATCATTAGCTCGTTTTTTATCAAATACAAGAGTAATAATTTCATTAACTTTTTTTAATTTTTCTTTTTCTTGTTTAGTATATTTACATCTTTTAACTTTCTTTTTCTCTTTGGTAGCAGAAGCAGATCTATCATCTTCACTATCATCAACAGTTTCATAACTTGATTCAGAAGATTCGTTTTGTTTATCATCATTATTTGTTTCTACATCACCACAAACAAAATTTAGTTGTTTCTCATGAAAATCTAAAAATGTTCTTTTAGCCTCATATGATGTTGATGTACCTAAACCTTTATAATATTTGGCATCATCCCATTTATTAACATTATCACCAAGTTTTTCACGCCATGTATTATACTCGGATGATGTATAAAAGATCATTGGTTCAAGATGTTTATGATCAGATTTTTTATGGGTAATAATTAGAGGAGTTCTTAGACATTGGATAAAGTCATCACGTAAAATTAACGTGGGCCACATAAAATGTATCATATTAATTAAAAGTCCTTTAATATGGGAACCATCAACATCTTGATCGGTTAGAATTAAAATACCGCCATATCTTAATTCTTTAACATCTTTATATTCTTTACCTTGTTTTAATCCTAAGATTTTTTTAATATTAATAAATTCTTCATTATCCACAATTTGTTTAACAGTTGCTTCTCTTACATTTAATGGCTTACCTTTTAATGGAAAAACACCATAATATTCATTACCAATTATACTCAATCCATGCAAAGCAAATGTTTTAGCCGAATCACCTTCAGTTACAATTAATCTACATTTGGATGATTCAGCGGAACCAGCTTTAGTAGCATCATCTAATTTTGCAATATCGCGTAATTTTGTAACTTTTTTCCCATCAGTTTTAATTAATTCTTTATTCTCACGGAATTCTACCAATGAGATAATTTCATCAATAATTCCACATTTAGAAAATTTTGTAATAAAATCTTTGGGAAATTCACATCGAGATCCGAAATCACTAACTTTTGTGGTGAGTTTTTCTTTAACCTGAGAATTGAATCCAGGATTCTCAATACATGCATCTAGAAATAACGTGATATTAGATTTAATTTGATCTGGTTTAACTTTAATTCCTTTCTTTTTCTTTTGGATAATCTCCATAATCTCATCTGATACCATATCCATAATGTATTTAACATGAGTTCCACCCTCATAGGTTAGAATACCATTCACAAACGAAATCTGATTAAATCCTGCAAGTGAATCAAAAATTAAACCAATTCTCCAACGATCATTAATTTCAACAAATTGAAGTGATTCAGGTTTTGTTTCATAATATAAATTGATATAGTCAACAAATGAATTAATTGGCAGTTGTTCACCATTTAATGATACCCGAATTTTCTTAGGCGTGCACCCTGCTAAATCATATACACGCTTTTTGAATAGGCTTGCCATATCTGGTGATAAACCTTTTTGTTTAAATTTGGCATAATCTGGTTTAAATGTAATACATGTAAAAGATTTATCCGTAGATCGTTTAATCTCGGGTTCTCCTCTTTTATACATATTATCACGAAAAATTTGTTTATAATGTTTCTTTTCATTTGAATCAATTGTTTCAATAATAAATTCTTCTGAAAAAATATTAACAAGTTTAGCACCATAACCATTAGTACCACCAACAATACGTTTTTCATCATCATCATAATTAGATGAAGTACGTAGTTGACCAAGAATCATCTCAGGGATATATACTTTTTCCTCTTTATGAATTTGTACCTCAATACCTGGACCATCGTTCCAAACTGAAATTACACCAGTCTTATCATCAATTACCACACGTATTTCAGTACATGTTTTTGGATTTCTGATAATATGATCGCGTGCATTTACGATAATTTCATCAAAAATTTTATATAATCCTGGAATATATGCAATATCTTTCTTCTTAAAAAGTTTTGCATCATCATTATAAATCCACATTTGTGTATTAACTGTATCAGTCCCACCGATATACATACCAGGTTTTTTAAGAACATGCTCGTGGTCAGTTAATTTCTTATATTTCTCTTCAATTGATAAAGAATTTTTAGATTTAGATTTAGACATGATTTTATAATAAAAGAATCATTCCTTTAAATATAAAATCTATATTTATCAATTTTTTATTTTATCAATTAAAGTTTAAATTTTATATATATATATATACATATTATCATGTCTACAAAAGATACACCTATGAATTATAAATCAAAATTTATTCTACCTTATAAATCATCAAATGTGATTAATAATGAATTAGTAAATGAAACACAAGAAATAATTGATTTTAAAAAATCAGAATTTAAAAATTCATCAATTATTGGTAACCCAACAGTAGCTTTTAATCCAATTTATGAACCGAATAGTCTGATTGAATATGCAGTTGATAGAGCAAGTGAAGAAAATAAAACAAAAAATCAAAATGAAAAGGGAAATGGAGATAAACCATATGACCCATATATTAATTATTTAATAGAGCATGGATTAGTAAATGATTCATCAGAATTAAGATATTATGTTGAATATATAAATATTGATTCAAGAAATAGAATAAAATCACCATCAAATGTTGTTGATACTATATATAATTTAGATTTACATTCATTAAGTATTCAATCAAATAATCTAATAATAACAATGCCAAATGTTACTAATTTTTTTGTTGGTCAAAAAGTTGTTATATCTGGTTTATTACCTTTAACTCAGATTTATAGATATAATCAAAATAATCTAATAACATTTGTTCAAAATTCACAATATGTTAAATTTTCGATTAATGGAAATATCACATATCCTCAATCTATATATAGTAAAATAGATACAGGTAAATTATATGTATCAATAAGTGGAATTACTGGTAATTCATTGTCATCATATATTGGTAATATACCAATTAATTTAATTAATAAAACACAACAATTATACTTTACTTCTGATTATGATGTGTATGGTGTTGAAAATTGTTTTTATATAAAGCTTCCTATTCCATCAGATGGAACTCAAGCTACATCTACATTTAATCTAACATTAGAATTTCAACATTATAATTTAATTCCAATCTTTGAAATTAATGCTGATTATCCAATTAATAATTCACATACAAATGGATTTCAAGTTATTAAATCAATAGTTGGCAATAATTTATATTTTCAAGTATATCCCCCGATTGAATCAACTTATTATCAAAATATTTATTATAATAATTTTGGTAATAAATTTATGTATCTGAAAACGATACGTACTGTTAATAATGGTTATCCCAATTCAAATTCATATACTATACAATTACCAAAAACATATACCAATATTGTACAAGTAAAAATATCATCATCAATATTTCCAAATATATTAAAATCATTTAAAGCAGCACCATCAGTTAATCAGAATAATCTATTATATTTTCAAGATATTGATAATGGTGATAATATTCAAGTTATAACTTTAGATGAAGGAAATTATACACCACAACAATTTATAGATGCAATGGAATTAAAATTTAGTCAATTATCAAGATCAACTGATAGTGCTAATTCATCATATTTACCAAATTATTATGTTAAAATTAATATCAAACAAGATCAAGATTACATTGAATTCAATAATTATCGTAAAGCTATTCTATCTAAACCTATAATTTCAATTACACCGCCAATCCAACAAGCAGATACAAGTATTGGTGTCGGATCATATACAATAACTATAAATCATCAAAATCATAATATAACAACTATAGGAACACAAATTATTCTGGAAAATTTTATTGATCATCTTGGCATTTCAGCATCTGATTTAAATGGAATACAGACTATAACAGAAATTATTGATATAAATCGTTATTCTTTTCAGCTTAACAACATAAATCTAAATCCAATTAAATCAATTACAAATGGTGGGTTTAATGCTAGTATTTTGAAACCAAATTTATTTAGATTTTTTTTTAATAGAGAATATTCAATGGGTGCCCAGATTGGTTTTAGAAATGTGGGTGATCCTGATTCAATAACATCATATTTAACAACAATAACAAATAAATTACCTTATGAAAATGAGATTGGGTTTGATGCATTAAAAAATTTAAAAATATTTACAAATACATCTCTAACATTTACATCCGATTATTATATAAACATGACTTCACCGCAACTATCAGTGATTAAAAATACAGCTGCACCATATGATTTATTCGCCAAGATATTCTTTTCAAATAATAATAGTGAAGTTATGATAAATTCTGTGATAACACCACCTGTTTATTATTATAATCCAATACATTTTCTAAATGAATTGTCGTTTAATTTTTATAATTCTGCAGGTAATTTATTTGATTTTGATAATATTGATCATTCATTTATATTAGAATTAACAATGATTGATAATATACCAGAAAATACTGGACTCAATTCCAATATGTCAAATGCTAAATAATAAAGAAAAGGAAAATAAATGAGGGAAATAATTTAGTTAGTTTCTTTTTGTGCTTTTTGTTGAACCATAACAAAAATTTGCAGAGAATTACTAAAATTTTCTAAAATATTAAAAATACCATCTGAAATAGTTTTTATTTTTTTCATATTAATCTCAGTATAAAGAGCAAAATATGGTATAATCTTATCATTCAATGTTTTGATAATATCAGAATCATTTGTTAATGGAATAATTCCATTTAACTGAAGTAATTTTATAATAAAATCAAAATGTACTTTGATATCAACCTTATCTGTTTCAAGATTAAATGTAGTAATAAATATTTTTTGAAGTAATTGTTTTGAAATATATTCTTCTAAATTTGTGTTAGTATCTTGCGATGTTTTTAATGTTGATTTAATTTTTTCATCAATAAATTCAGAATATTTATCAATTGTTAATGTATTTTGTGGAGTTACTTTTGTTAATTCATTTCTTAATAATTGTTGAATAATATTTAATAAATTTACAGATATAGTATGACGCATTATATAAAATATTATTTCATAAATTCTATCTAAGGCATAATTTCCTTCATAAAGTTTTTGATCTAATTCATTTAAATCTTTATTAAAATTACATATTAAATTCAAATACTTAATAATCACTTCTAAGTTTGGTAGATTTAAATCTGATGTTTTTCTAAAGTATTCATTAATTAAAAATATCATGTCCATTTCTGCTATAGTTCCATTATTCTCATTAAAAATTGTTAACCAAAAATTATTTACTGATTTAATATCACCGGCAAATATATTCACATCTAATGATGTGTACATTTTAATAAAATTTTTATCTTTGGATAAACCTTTAAAATTAATTTTTTGTATAATATCTTTTGATTTTTCTATTACAACTTCATTAGTTTCACCCAATTCTTCACGAATAGCTGATATTCTACTAAGACCTAATATATCGGATTGTAATCTTGTTAATTCTTGTTTTATTATTTCTTTTCTTATTGGTGGTGTTTGTTTATCAACCAATTCCTCATTTAATTCCTTAATTCTTTGTTCAATATCTTTATATTTCATTTCATCTTGGGATTTATTTTGATCTGTTTGTTTAACAAGTTGTGATTGCATATTTTGATTGTCTGTAATTAATGTTGGTCTTTCTTTTGCTAAATATCTATATGTAATAAATCTCATTAATGGGAATGGTAATTTTGAAAATTTAAATATTGATTTCAATTGTTTTTGTTCATCTAATTTTAATGAATATACAAAATCAAATAATAAATGATTGAATAATATGTTAAATAATTTATAAAATAATTCATGATATCTCATCATATCCGAAACTTGTGTTTTTTTATAAACTATATCGTGTGTATCCTTAATTAAATTATCAATAAAATCGGAACCAATTAATGTTGCATAATATTTTACTTGTTTTAAAGCCAGATCAATTGGTCTTACACCATAAGTATTTCGTGAAATATTACTAGCAACAGTAGATTGATCAACTAATAATTTAACAATTACAGGATCATTCATTTCAATTGCTATATCAATTAATGTCAACCCAGTGTTATCACGAATAGAAACAGATGATCTTGCAGTTAATAATAATTTTATTAATGAATCGTCAATAGAATAGCATTTAGTTGTATTTGTATCAAAAACATTAATTGGTTTCTTGGTACGGATAGGTTTGGATTTACTTTCTTTAAAAACAGATTCATTATAAGTAAATCTATATGCATCTGGCTTAAGCTTGATCAATGCTATTAAATCTTCTTCATTTAATAGTTTTTCTACACCAGTATGAATTAATTGGATCTTATTATCATCAGTTTTTTTTTCATCTTCAAATTTTGCTAATTCATCCATAATTAGTCGAAGTTCTTGATTTCTATTTTCTCTGAATCCAAAACGTGTAATGCCATTAACAATGAAGTTCTGAATATTATCACGTAAAATTTTATCAACTAATGTTGTAATAAATGTTAGGAATAAATAATAATTTCCGTCTTCAATTGACAAAGTTTTCTTAATATCTAAATATATTTTTAATAATAAATCTTGTAAATTTTGATCATTTGGGATTATTGTTCCTTTTAATTTATTGATAAGTAAATTATATAAAGAAGCAATCATTGATCTTACAATAAAATTTCTTATAATAGTCAAATGTTTATCTAATACGGGACTTATTGAATTTATAGGAGCTAAATATTTATCTACTTTTATTTTTATTTTTTCACCAATCTTTGCTTCTAAATTTGTTACATTAGCATTTAAAACTTTACCAGCAATTCCCTCTGTACCATATAATAATTTTGGTAATTGTCCTCCTAATTTTTTTTTATTAATAGAATTTGATGGAACTAAAAATCCAATTTGTGGTAATTTATCTATTGTTGGTGAAAAGTATGATGTAACTTTTGCTATTATTCTTGTAGGATTATTAATAGAATAATATGAAAAATAATTGTATTGATCTAATTGAGGACAACATTTTTCAATTAAATTTATCTTATTTCGAATATTATCATTAGTTTGTATTTCTAATAATTCATTTAAAGTTTGGAATATTTTCTTAAATGATTGTATTTTTCTATCAAATATGTTTTCTATGTTGGTATCATTATTTAATAAATCATCGAATTTACCAAAACTATTATTAAAATTAATAATAAATTTATAACTATTGACTAAATTAATAAAGTTTATAATGTTATTAATTCCATCTTGTAATTTTGCTATATTTTTATAATAATCTGACATTACATCAATATTATCAAGAATTTTATCCCAATCGTGAAATGATTTTTCAACATCTTCGTAAAATGTTGAATAAAGTATACTATTACTTTTGTTTTTACCAGATGTATTACTTGAAGGAATATAAATCGATTTAGCTTCATTTTTCATTAATTTAATTTCATTTTCTAAAACTAATTTTATCTCATCTGTTGTTTGTTTAAATTTTGTTAATTCGTCATTAAGTAATGGTATAAAATTTACTATTTCTAATATATCAAAATTAATTTTAATAATTTTTGATAATAATTCACTTAGATTAATATCATTAATAGATTTTATTACATTTGAGCTAATTTGATTAATTAAATCTTTTATGGCATCAAGTTTTGAAAATACTATATTTAAAATTATTTTTAATTTTCTCGAATAATTTTTTCCATTATTAAATCGAATAAATTTTGCTTGATTATAAGTTAATATTGCTTTGTATTCAGTTTGAAATGCGGATAATGCATTTTTATAACTTTCATGTTTATTTATATCAATAGGATTTATAGGATTAGACAAAATTTCTAGAGGATTTATTGGTACTATTGTGTTGTCATCCAGTTTAATTTTATCATTTATTAAATCATACTGATTATTAACTGTTAATTCTCTTGATATAAAATTTACATCTCCTCTATATTCACATAATCTTTCGAAATCCTGTAATGTTTTATGACCAGTTGTTAATGTAACTGGTGGAGCTACAGGGGTAACTGCTGGCACACTTGGTGGTAATTTTGAAAATGTAGCTGATAATTCAGGATTTGCATTTATTTTTGAAGCAATTTGTGGATATGGTTTAATATCAGGATTTATATTAAATACTTCTCTTAAAACTGTTGCAACAAATATATAACTTCTTGGAGTAATTGTATTATCTTTATCTGCTAAATATACTAATACAAATGGTTTTTTATCAATAATATTTTTAACAAAATCTGTTAAATTTGGATTTTCGGCTAGCAATTGATTATTAATCCCATCAATTGCTAGCAATAATTTTGCATACAAATTAAGATCACTTTCTTTAACTGCTTCGGCTAATAATTTTATTACTCCAAAATAATTTTGTACTGCTAATCCAGTAACAAAATCATTTTCATTAATAATATCTGGTTTTGTTATAATTAAATTATTAATAAATCCAGTTAACATATTGAGCGTCATTGTAGTTGTTCTTAATTGAAATAAAACCTGTTCTAAAACTTTTATATTATCTGTTAATTCTTTTATAAATTTTTTATCTTTTATATAAGCATCACTGTCATATTCAATTATCGCTTTTATTAATTCGGCTATTTTTGTATTTGTAGTTATATTTGCAGTTGTAGTAGAATTTGTAATCAATGCTAATAATTGTTTTGGGTTTGATTTATAAGCCTCTACTGTTTGAGTTCTAGATAAATTATACATTGGTGTTGAATTAAGTATTTCAATAAATAATGTATTAAAAATTTTTATTGTTGAATCATCTCTTATTATTTGAATTAAAGCATCAATCAGACTGGGAATTAATTCTAATTTTGTCTTTAAATTAACCTGTTGGGAGTTAGTAAGTGTAGGATATTTTTGTATCATTGTTTGAACAAAATTTGTTAACATTGAAATTGATATTCTAACATCAATTAATTCTAATGCTAAATCAATATTTAAAGATATTTGAGTAGCTAAACGCGAATTATCATATAATATACTTCTTGGTACATTAATTGCCTCAATTATCAATTTGGCTATTACGTCAACAGGTGCCATACTGATAATTGAAGCAGGTGTTGTTGAAGTATCTTGAATTGCAAACTCTTCAATATCTTTTCGTATCTGTTGATCAGATAATTGTAATGCTAAATTTAGATTCTTAGATAATTCTTTAATTAATTGTTGATTTTGATTAATATTAGATATTGTTGCCAAAACTTGTGTAATCGGTACAAGTAAATTAGGTGTAGTAGTAGTAGATTTGGCAAGAAATGCAGATAAAGTAATATTATTTTCTAATTTTTTTGATTGTATTAATTGTTTAATAAAATCTTCATTTAAAAGCAATGGAGTATAAAATTGTTGTAGAATTGTTGGATTAAGATTAAATGTTACATCAGATAATTCTATCACATATCTAAATTTATTAATAAGTGTTTGTGTTAATTGTGCATTAGGGCGGAAAGTTTGGATTTTAAATACAGTTGACAATAATGTTATGATATTGAAAATATTTGTTGGATTAGCTTCAAGTATTTCTATTATTTTTAATAATATATCTTGTTTTATTGCTAGAAAATTACCTAAGGAATCATTTAATGTAATATGATTATATTTGGTAATTACTTCTATAAATAATTGTGCTAATAAATCGACATCAGTAAGATTTCCAACTAAAATACCATTAAGAGTATTAAATGTTCCAGGAGGAACAGCGGGAAATCTTATTGCTAAATTACCGGTTAAGGGAATATTATCATTTAGAATTATTGTCATATGTTGTTGTAACTCTCTATCGGGATTAAAATTTCGTGGTGCAGGTGGTGGAGGTGGTTGTGCATTTATTATTTGTTGTATAAGTGGATCAGGTGTAAATGTAGATTTTAATGTGGCAATAATTGTTGGATTTTGTATAATTCTATTAATTGAAGTTTTCAAAGGTTCAGGTATTAATGTATAGTTACTCTTAATAGTATCATTATTATCATAATATAAATAAAGTTGTATAAATATATTTGATAATGTATTTAATTGTTGTGGTGTTAATGTAGTCATCCGTGTGCGCATAAATGTAGTCATCCGTGTGCGCATATAAGATGAATATAATAATAAAAAGTTATTAAATAGTTTTATATTATCTTTAAAAATATTAATTAATCGTGGATCGATTGCTAATCGATTACCTACTCTTAAAATTTCTTCATTTATTTTATGAATTAATTTATTTAATAATATATTATTCTTTTGATATGATTTTATTAAATTGTTATTAAAAATAAATTGATGATTTGCTCCTAATATTGCTCGAATAGCTATACTTATTTCATCAGGTGGATTTGTTAAAATATTAATAACATGCGGGCATTCTACTAATGCATTTATATAATTTACATTTTCTATTATATACTGATTTGTGCGTAGATGTTCAATTACCACTTCGTCTAATAATTTTGAATTGGCATTAATATTATTAAATACATTTAATAATAGTGATGTTTTCGTGAAAAAATATTCAGTGAGATATATTAAAATTTCTGGTCGATTTATAAAAGCCTGATATATATTAGTATTAATTCCATTTGGATTTAAAGGTGCGATTGTTAATAAATTATTACTTTTAAAAATATTAAATAATGATACAGCAACATTATTAAAATTATCATCTGTATTTCTTATATAATATTCAACAATTTGATATGTGTTAAATGCAGAGATAAAATTTTTGTTATCTACTAAAGTAGGTATTTGCTTGATTATCTTGCTTAATAGAATTCCTAAAGGTAAAGGTCCAATTGGTCCAGCTAAAACAGCATTAATTTGTATAGGAGTTAAATTTTTTTCATCAATATATTTAGCAATAATTTCTGGTAAAATATTTAAAATCTGTTGTTCATAATTAAAATTTGGTATTTGAGAACGTATATGTGTAATTAATCTAACAACATCTTGTGGATTGGCACCGCCATATAATTTAATTTTATTTTCATTTGATTTAATTTTATTTGATATTTTGGTGCCACCGGTTAATACATTTGGTGTTGAATTAATAATTTCATAACAGATTGCATAATAATTTAGATCAGAAATTGCATCTTCAATTCCTTTTACACAACCATCTCTTAATTCCTTAAAATTATTTACAACTTGAGTAAAATCATCTTCTAATTTTTTTAATACTGATTTTTTTTCTTTATCATAATCTAATTTAATTGATTCTAATAATTGCGAAGGTTCAACATCTTTTAAAAATTTATTTTTTGGATTTGTATCTGGACCCCATGTATTTGCATCAACATTGGCCATTGAAATTGGTTTCAGTAATCCAACTAATTTTTTCTTGGTAATATTAGCAATGATTGAATTTCTTGTTTCAAATATTTTATCGAATATTAAACGATTACGTTTTTCTTCATCTTTTTCAGATGTTATAATATCTGCTATTTTTTTGTTATCTTCTGTTAACATAGAATTTATATCATCATAAAATATTGAATCAAGATTCTTTGTTGTATTATAAATATGTAATAATAAGTTTTTAATTTCCTTATTTGTGTTCATATATTTTACTATTTCAACAGCTAATTCATCTTGAGATGATATTTTTAATGTTTTCTTTGTTTCGATTAATTTAACTGATTTTTTCGGGCAATCTACATCTTGTCCACTAATCGCATAATAAATGGGTGTACGTTTAGTGGCATCTAATGCATTAACATCATGGGATGCTGCTAGTAATATTTTAACAATCTCAGTTAATTGTTTTTGAGCAGCAATATGTAAAGGTGTTTTTTGTTGAGAATCATATGAAAATTTTAACATATTTCGACTAGCTAAGAATTTAAATATCTCTAACTTTTCAAGAGGAGTTATATTGTCATTTAATAAAATCACATGAAGAATAGATTGTCCATCAACATTAACTAAATCATTTACAGACAAACCATTTGATAAAATGTAATCTTTTATATTAGTCAAATTACCCTCTTGACAGATTAAAAATAATTTTGCTATTATAGTTGGATCAATTTTACTTTGATTAATTATAGTTCTAGGTACAAATTGTGGTCTAGGAGGTGGTTGTCTTGGGTTATCAAAACGACTCATATAATATAATATATAAACATAAAACAAAAAAATAAAAAACATATAAAATTTAGTTAAATTTTTTCAAAGTTAGTTACTAATAAATTATTGTGCACAAGCTCTACTATCTTCATAAGATGGGCATTGAGCGGCGTTATAATTTTTTCTAACTCTAACATCATTATATCTCTTAAGCTCAGCACTAAAAGTGCCAGGTGGTGGAGAAGTTGTAGCATTAAAAATGCATTGATTGGGATGGCAACCATAATTAATCTTGTTGAATTGCCATTCAGCATCTAATATTTTTGATGCATTTTGTTGTAAAAAGTCTTTGTAATCATAATCATTGGTAACATTATTTAATCTTTTAATGTATTGATCACGACGTTGACTAACTCTATAATCAGTCATAGCTGAATAATCCATCACTGCAGGACATTCTTTAAAAAAGTTATCTCTAGCTGATAATGCCATATTTAATATAATTAAGTTTAGATTTTATTTATTTATTAAATATTGTTTGATGGAATTATATAATTCTTCTTTTTTATATATTTTTCTTTGTCCATTATCAATATACGAAATTGGTAAAGACATCGATTTTGCGATATCTTCTAGATCACTTTTTGTATAAGATGATAATGGTTTTAATTCATCCAAATCATTAATTATAACTGAATTTTCATTATTTAATGTTATTTTTTTACCCTTCTTTGCCACACTTGATCCAATTGTAATATTTTCTATTTTTATAGAACTTTCATTGGATTTAATAGATGATTTGGATTTAATTGATGAATGGGATTTAAGTTCGATTGAACTATTATTTGAATTTGTTGATGTAGTTGATTTAGATTTTTTTGAATTATTTGAATTATTTGAATTATTTGAATCATTTGATTTTAAATCCATCGATATGATATCATTATTGTTATTGTTAAATTTTATATCTTCTTGTAAATCTATAAGTTGTTCTTCCCCCATAAGTTGTTCTTCCCCCATAAGTTGTTCTTCCCCCATAAGTTGTTCTTCCTCAACTATTTCTTG